GAAGCCGCCGACCTCCTCGCCCGCGTGGCGAAGGAGCGGGACGAGTGGCGGTTGCAGGCAAAGTACGAAACGGACGTGGCCGCTGCTGAGATCGATGGTCGCAAGACAGCCGAACAGCGTGCGGAGGCGGCGGAGAAGGTGCTCGCCATCGCAAACCGTGGTGGTCTCGATCTTCTTTATGCCGTCCGCAAGGCCATCGGCTGGACGGACAAGCATGCGCTATCGCTGCTGCCGGACGAGTGCGCGCGACTGAAGAAAGCCGCTGTCCGCAATGCGCCGATCTGGCCGGGCAAAGATTTCGATCACTCTCAACCCGGCGGTTTCGACGGCCCGACAGGAGCGGACTGACATGGCATCCCTTGGCGACCTGACCGACGAACTGGTCAACCTCACTCAGTTTTGGAACAACCACGAGGATATTCCGAAATCGCAGCAGCATTGCTGCCGAGCCATTGGGCAGAAGCTGCACGAGGCTGGCGGCTTCCGGTACATGACCGACGCCTATTACCACGCCAAAGCGCGCAACAGGCACGTTGCTGTCATCCAAGCTTACTGGGACGGCATCGGCGACTGGAGGTGGTGATCGTGGCGATCGTCACTAGCCAGCGGCAGGCGTCGTCGGAAGAAATCGTCGCTGAGATGGATCGGCGTGGGCTTGTCATCCAACAGCTTGAGGAGCTTCGCGACCGGCTTTGCGACGACATCAAGACACTTCGCGACGATGTCGAGATGGAGAAACGCGTCCGTGAGGAATGGCGGCAGCGGTGCGAATGGGCCGAGCAGCGTGCGGAGGCGGCGGAGAAGGCGTTGGCCCTGCTGGTGGCCGACGTGGCCGACTATCCGGCTTGGCAGCGCCCTTGCCATGCACTGGACGTAGCCCGCGCCCACCTCGCAAAGCACGCAGGAGGCAACAATGGCTGAGGAGGGGCAGGAGGCCATGACCGTCGCAGAGATCGAGCGCATCATCAAGACAACCGAACCGCGCGAGATGTCCTCTAACGGCGACCGCGTTTGGACACGCCGCATGGCCGAGGCTCTTCACGGACGCCTCGCCGCCGTCGAACGCACCACCGCCAACGATGCGCTGCGCAGGGCGGCGGAGGTGGCGTTAGCCGAGAAGCTGACGGGTGTTCCGCCTCCTAACTGGGACGCCTCAGATTTGGCCATTGCCGAAGGGGCGGCCCGGGCAACAGCGAAAAGCATCGCCTCCGCCATTCTCGCCCTCATCAAGGAGCCCGGCCATGAGTGATCGGGAGATGGCGAGGGCCGCCCTGAAGCGCGGTTACGACGACTGCGAGGCCCGCAACGTGTGCAACTGCGGCAAGTCTGATTGCTCCGCGTATCTCGACGCCATCGCCACCGCACTCGCACAAGCCCGTGCAGAGGGGCTGAGGCAGGCGGCGGAGGTGTGCGGTGCATTCGACGGCCCCGCTAGAGACAGCGACTTCTGCAACGGCCAAGCAACAGCAGCGCAGCAGATCAGAGCCCGCCTCCGCGCGCTTGCGGAGGGCGGGGAATGAGCGAGAAAAAGCGACTCATCATTAAAGTGACCGAGGCAGACTACGCCCCCCTCGATGACGGCTACCTGTACTTCTGGCCGGACCCGGCCAAGGGCGCCCTTAGCGCTGACAACCTGCGGGGGATCGCGGATGAGCTGGACCGGCGGAATGCACCGTGGGATGCGCATGTGCAGCGTGAAGTCGGGGGGCGGGGAATGAGCGACTTCCACGTCGAAAGCGTCGTGGCTGCGGCCCGAAAGCAGCATAGCTGCGAGCAGTGCGGGCAACCTGTCGAGGTGGGCTCGCCGTACCGGCGCGGGGCCGGGAGCTACGATGGCGAGATGTACAGCCACGCCACGCACATCGAATGCCACGAGGCCGCGCAAGCCCTCGCCCGGCTGTCGGGCGCTTGGGACGAAGACTACCCGTGGTTCAGGCACATGGACATGGACCGGGAAGACCGCGAATGGCTGCTGAAAGAGCACCCGGTCGTGGCGGAACGGCTCGGGATTGTGGCAGAGGAAGCATCGGAATGAACATAACCAAGTCGCCCAGACCGGGGTCCCAGCATGACCGCATGCTCGACCTCTGGATGACGGGGCTCATCACGCCGGTTATCGCGAAGGAGCTGGGCTGGAGCAGCCGCACGGTGCGCAGGGCGCTCACGGCCTATCGAAAGATAGGAGAGCCGCGCGCCGTCCGCAGACCCATGGGATGCACCAAGAAGGGCGAGCAATGGAACCCGCGCCACCCGGTGGCTACTTCCTTATGAACTACGGGCGCTGCACCCGCGACGCCCCGGATGGATGCATCTGCTGCAACCACCAGCACCCGCAGCACATTGGATGGCTGGGGAAACTGTGCCGTCACTGGGTGCCCATGGGAGCGGAATCGTGGCAGGAAATGATGGTGCAGGCGCGGGCGGTCCGGCCGTCAAGAGGAGGACGCGATGACATTCGAGATGGCGCTGCTGCAGGTGGCGCAAGGCAAGAAGGTCACCCGCGACGGGTGGCGGAACGTCACCATGTACCTGCGCGTCTGGGAGGCTCTGGGCGAGCAGGAGGTGAGTGACGACGGCGACGTGTTCCAGCCCATCGTGCAGGTGATCGGCTTTCCCTACACGGTCGACGGCGAGGGCCACCCCGTGACCATGGGGCCGTCCGACATGCTGGAGACGGATTGGAGCGTGATCGAATGAGCGAGCTGATCGATCTCATCGACCGCATGGTCGTCGAGAAGACCTTCAGCCTTGATGCGCTGGAGGTGGTGAAGAAGCTGAAGGAGAAAGCGGAGAAGCTGGAGAGTGATCTGAAATCCGCCAATGCCGCAGCGACCAACTGGAAGCAGAGCCTCGATGCGCGCAAGGCAGAGGTTTTGCAGTTGCAGGCCGAGATCGCTTGGTGGGTGAAGCGAGAAAACGATCTGAAGTCGCGCGAGCTGCAGATCACTGCGCTGGAGCAGAAGGTCGCTGTCGCCGAGGCGCGTTACTGGACGCAGAACGAGACGGTGTCCATGTTCCTGAAGCTCCCCAGCGTGCGGCGCAACATCACCGAGACGATTGGGCATGTGGTGCCGCCCAGTGGAGGCCTTACCTACCCGACCGTCTATCAGGCTCAGGACCGCACCGAGACGGTGGAGACGCAGGAATGAGAGCCATGGGCCATTCCTTTGGCTTTGCTCTGGCGCGGATGAAAGTCGGCCAGCGATATCGGAGGGCCGGTTGGCCCTCCGAGACGTGGGTGACGATAGCCTCCGGGTGCGAGGCGACGGTGGTCATCGACGGGGAAGAGCGCACTCTCCCGGTGGCGCCGTTCCTGATCATGCACTCGTCGGCCAAGCGCATGATGCCGTTCACTCCGTCGCATACCGACCTGACCGCAGAAGACTGGGAGCCACACGGTGGTGAAAAAGCATAAGGGGCTTCCGGTCCCCGGCTACAAGGCCCAGAGCGACTGGGCCGTGACCATGGTCAGCGAGAACAAGGTCATCGAGGAGCAGATCCTCCGCCGCATCGACGGATTTGAAGGGAAAACGCCCGGCCACGTCGACCCGCGCTGGCTTGCGGAGTCGCGAATCCATCTAGAGGTCGCTTTCATGTGCCTCAACAGGGCGATCTTCCAGCCGCACCGCATTGCGCTGCCGGACGAGGAGGATGACGGCGCATAGGAGGCGAGATGCGGCTGGCGGCTGGGGCAATGGCGCTGCTCATGGGGCTGAGCGCGGCGCATGGGCATGACATCTACAAGGGCGTCTACGGGTCTTCCGGCAGGCTCTGCTGCGGCGGTGATCCCGTGACCGGCGACTGCGAGGCTCTGGCGCCGGAGCAGATCACGGAGTTGCCGGACGCCTTCGTGTTCCAGTCGAGGCGCTACAACTCGACCGTTCTGGTCCCCAAGTCCAAGATCGAGTACAGGGCGATCCCGGGAGAGATCCCGGGGACGGCTGGTCACTGGTGCGGCGTGCCGCGCATCGCCGACCCGACGCCGGAGCAGCCGGACCCGGCACACCTGACTTATTGTGCGTTCGTGAACCCCGGGAGCACCTGATGAGCGAGCCGAGCGAAGACGCCGACAAGGTCGTCCACCTGTTCGGGGCGCCCGACGAGCGCTCCGGGGAGTGTCTCGAATCGGACGGAGACAAGGGCGATTCGATGCGCGAGGGCTTGCTGCAGGTGCTCGACAATCTGCGCGAGCAGGTGGCGTCGCGGCGCATCCGCTCGCTCGCCGTGGCCTTCGTCACGTCCGACAACCGGGCCGGGTCGATGATGGCCTTCGCACCCGGCGGCGTGCCTGCCCAGCTGGGATCCCTGCGCGTCGCCGAGGCGCGCCTGATCTCGATTGCCGGGCAGTACGGCGAGGTGTGAATAAGTCCGGCTTTCCCATGGCTCCGGTTGCGCCGGAGAGGCGCCGGTGTCAGAGTGCCTTTGCTGTCTGACAGCGCGGCCGGGCCCGGCCCTATCCGGTCCCCCCCTGATTAACCCCCGGGCCCGGCCATTGAAATTCAGGGCTGGGGCCGCCCGAATGCCGCAGCGACTACATGCTCATAACCGTTGTCGCTGCAAACCTCGTCGGGCGGCCCCTTTCAAGTTCACGTCCTCCCCCGGCGCCGCTGCGGGCTAGCGGTGACTTTGTCTGCTGGGGGAGGGGAGGCAGAGGCCCGGCTAACCGGGATCGGAAGTGTGAGGTAGCGGGGGTTACTTGCCGGGGTTCTCTGGGGCCGTGGATCGCGCGGGGTTCAATGGGGCGCGGATAGGGTCTTGGGGTCTGGTCAAACTGTCGCTGCGTACCCCTACGACGACGGGACTGCGCTCACTGCTGAAGTCCCATGCCAACTCACCCGCGAGCGTGAACGGCTGACTTGTGCGAATCCGGCATATTGCGCAAGGTTCTGGCGGCATCCGGAGCGCCTGCATGTCTGCTGACCTCGACTACCGTCACTCCCGTCTTGGCCTTGGCCAACTGGTCCCCGGGACGGAGCAGGGCGACGAGCCCGCCATGATCATCGACATGGGCGATCAGGGCATGGGCGAGGTCCAGAAGAAGCCGGGATCGTCCACCGTCAAGATCGAGCACCCTGACGGGACCATCACCATCGCCTTCGGGCAGGTGAAGCCAAAGCGCGAGAAGGTGGGCTGGTTCGACAATCTGGTCGACGACATCGACGACGATCAGCTGGGCATCATCGCCAACAGGCTTGTGACGGCGATCCAGTCCGACGACGACAGCCGCAAACAGTGGCTGGAGGACCGGGCGAGGGGCATCGAGCTTCTGGGCCTGAAGCTGAACACGCCACGCGGCGATCTGGCGGCCTCCACGACGCTTCTGGAGGGCATCTCGCAGGTCAACCATCCGCTGCTGCTGGAGGCGGTCCTGCGCTTTCAGGCGAACGCGCGCGGCGAGATGCTGCCCACCGACGGACCGGTCAAGATCCGGGTCGACGACCTCAACACGCAGCAGGCGCAGGCGCAGGTTGGACACAATGGCGGCCCGCCCATGGTCGAGGACGACGACAGCGAGGCGCAGCTGCTGGAGACGGCGCTGAACCACTACCTGACCGCCGTCGCCAAGGAGTACGTGCCCGACACGGACCGCATGCTGTTCATGCTTGGCTTCGGCGGCTGCACCTTCAAGAAGGTCTACAATTGCCCGATCAGGCGCCGCCCGGTCAGCGAATCGGTCGACGCGGTCAACATCATCGTCTCCAACGCGACCACGACGCTGGCGAATTGCGGGCGCATCACCCACGAGGTGAACATGCGCCCGTCGATCCTGAAGCGCATGCAGATCATCGGATCGTACCGGGACGTGGACCTCGGCTACAATTCGCAGTCGACGCCGAACGCCGCGCAGGACGCCGCGAACAGCGTGCAGGGCATCGAGGTCGGCAACCAGCAGCCGGAAGACGCCGACCGCACGCTCTGGGAGTGCTACTGCGAGCTGGACATCCCGGGCTTCGAACACAAGCATAAGGGCAAGATCACCGGCCTGCCGCTGCCCTACGTCGTCACCATTGACAAGCTGTCTCAGCAAATCCTGTCGATCCGTCGTAATTACGAAAAAGACGACGACATGGCGATGCCGAAGACGTATTTCGTCAAATACTCTTTCGTGCCGGGCATGGGCTTCTATGATCTGGGCCTGCTGCACATTCTTGGCAACACGACCAGTGCGGCAACGGCGGCGTGGCGCGAAATGCTGGACGCTGGCATGTTCGCATCGTTCCCGGGCTTCCTCTACGCCAAGTCGGCGGCCAAGCAGCGGACCAACCAGTTCCGGATCCCACCGGGCGGCGGCATGCCCATCGAGACGAACGGCATGGCGATCTCCGATGCAGTGATGCCGTTGCCCTATCGCGAGCCCGGCCCGGCCTCGATGCAGCTGGTGGAGAACATCACGCAGATGGGCCAGCGCGTCGGTGGCACTGCGGAGATCAATGTCGGAGAGGGCCGTCAGGACGCGCCGGTGGGCACCACCATCGCCCTGATCGAGCAGGCGACGAAGGTGCTCGACGCCGTCCACAAGCGCATGCACGCCTCGCAGGCCGAGGAGTTCCAGCTGCTCAAGGAGCGCTTTCAGGAGGATCCAGAGGCGCTCTGGCGGTTCGACAGGAAGATGGCTTCGATCTGGGATAAGGAGCGCTTCCTCAACGCCCTCGACAATGTCGACCTCGTCCCGCAGGCCGACCCGAACACGTCGAGCCAGATGATGCGCGTCATGAAGGCGGTGGCCATCAAGCAGCTGCAGGCGCAGAACCCGAACCTCTACGACCCCATCGCGGTCGACACCCGGGTGCTCAAGGTCATCGGCGTCTCCAACCCGGAGGCGCTGTTCACGCAGAACATGCAGCAGAACACCGATCCGAACGCCGCCAAGGCGCAGGCCCAGATGGCCACGGCGCAGATCAACGCCCAGCAGAAAGACAACGCCCACATCCGCGAGCTGGCTTTCAAGGCGTCCGAGGCCGACAAGGATCGCATGCTGCAGGTGCAGGAGCAGCAGGCCAAGGATGCCCTGTCGGGCGCGCAGCTGCAGCAGAAGGTCGACAGCGACGAAAGGGCCCATGCGCTGTCTGCCGCGCAGCTGGAGTCCAGCCACGGGCTGGCGCAGGCCGACCTCGCGATCAAGGACAAGGGGCTCGCCCTCGCCGCCCAGCAGCACGCCCAGACCGTGCAGGCGCAGCAGGACAAGACCATGGCCGATGCCCAGACCAAGGTCTTCACCAACGTGCAGGACAACAATACCGCCCTCACGCTCAACCGGGAGAAGATCCAAGGCGAGCTGGCGCAGCAGTCGCAGCAGATCGAGCACGACAATCAGCAGGACGAGGCGGACCGGCAGTTCCAAGCCGCCCAGCACCACGAGGATCTGGCCTATCAGGCGCACGAGAGCGAGCAGGCGCGCCAGCACCAGAGCCGCGAGGCCGCAGAGGACCGCAGGCACGGAATCCACACGGCCGAGATGGGCCATGCCGTGGACGCCGCCAAGACCTCCTCGCAGCGTGATTTCGAGCGCGAGAAGATGGGCATCCAGCACCAGCACGGCATGGAGCAGACCCGCGTGGCGCAGGACCACGAGGCCCGCGAGGCCAAGGAGGATCGCAAGATCGCGGCGAAGAAGATCAATCAGGGCGGTCTGAAGAACGGCAAGGGCCTCGGTCGCGGCCCCAACCCGAGCAAGCGCTGATGCCTCGCGTTCTCGTCTGCGGTGGCCGCACCTACGGCTATATCCCGGCCTACCCGGAGCCCGGCCACGTCGAGGAGTGGCGCGCCGCCGTCCAGCGCGGGCAGAGGCAGCGTGACGCGCTCAACCGCCGTCTGGACAGGCTGGTGAGCCGTTACGGGCCTGAGAACCTGACGATCATCCACGGCGCGGCAAGCGGGGCGGATGAACTTGCCGGGGCATGGGCGCACGACAGCGGCATCGACGTGATCGCCTTCCCGATCACCGACGAGGAATGGGCGCGCTGGGGCAGGGCTGCCGGGCCCAAGCGCAACGCCCGCATGCTGCTGCAGGGAGAGCCAGACCTCGTCATCGCATTCGAGGGCGGCAAGGGCACCCAGAACATGGTGCGTCTGGCGCGCGGCGCTGGCGTGACTGTCGATATCGTGGAGGCAGATCAATGCGCCGTGCTGACCTGAACGCATTGATGGATCGGCTGCGCGACCATTATGGCGACGACGCCGCGCGGCGTGTCGAGAGGGCGGCTGACGAGGTCCACGGCCTCGACCAGCGCTACACCGATACGGCCCTCCATCATGCATTTGCAGGTAACGCAGATTCGGCGCTGGTGGCCATGAAGCCCGGCGATTTCGAGAAATACGCGGCTCGCCTGCCCGAGAAGGGCTATCCGGATTACGGCTATTTTGACTGGGATACGGGCGCCGACCTAGATTACGACCAGTACATGGACTACCTCAACACGATTGAGCACAGGGGCGGTCTGTCGGACGTGCCGTTCCTCAATGTCGGCCACGAGGAAGGCGCGGACCTGCCCTATGTCGGCGCCCACGAGGGGCGCCATCGCATGCGCGCCATGGCCAAGGCAGGCAAGCCGACGGGCCTCGTCATGATCCGCCCGTCGGGACGGCTGGAGGAGAGCCTCCGGCACGGGCCGACCTATGAGACGGCCTACCGCGATTCCAACCAGAAAAGGCAGGCCCTGCTGGACCACCTCGCGGCGCATGACCGCATGGTCTACCCGCAGAAAGAACGCGACAGGCAGGACGACATTCGCGGCCCGGAGCAGCTACCGGAGGCCTTTGCTGACGGGGGCTCGATCCCCGGCCGCGAGCTGAACGAGCTTGGCATGTACTCCAAGGCTCTGGAGGAGGCCAAGGCGATCAGACAGCCCAAGGGCAAGCTGTCTGACCTCCTCCGCTACCTGAAGGGCAGGGGCGTCAAGGATTCCGAGATCAAGGCCCTGAAGCTGCATCAGGACAAGGACGAGATCCTGACCAAGGAGCAGCTGGCCGACCGGATTCGCCAGCGCCGGGTGAAGCTGAAGGCGGAGGTGCGCTCGAAGAAGGCCCGCGAGGACTGGGACAACCGGTTGAGCAGCCTTGAACTGGAGTGGAAGCAGTCTCGCGACCCCGCGCGCAAGCTGGAGATCGAGAAGGAGATCGAGGCTCTCCCCAAGGCGCCCATGCGCCCCTCCGGCCAGTACGAGGGCTACACCCGCAAGGGTGGAGACAACTACACCGAGCAGTTGCTGTCGATACCGCCCTCTCCGACTGGAAAGCGGTCTTATTCGGTCTACGACAAGGGCAGCAACGCCATGCTGGGATCCTTCGTCCCGACCCGCGAGGAGGCCGAAGCATACCTTCGGAACCGGACAGACCGCATGGTGGAGGCAGGTTACCCCACGCCAGACCTGATGGTTCGCGAGCACATTCAGAACGAAGACCCACTCTACACCAGCGGCCACTGGCCCAACGTGCCCAACGTGTTGGCGCACATCCGCACCAAGGACCGCATCACGCCCGAGGGGCGCAAGGTGCTCTACGGCGAGGAGTTCCAGTCCGACTGGGCGCAGCAGGGGCGCGATCAGGGCTTCAAGCCGGAGAACTACGACCAGCTGCAGGAGGCGGCGAAGCTGGCCAACACGGCTGCGTGGAACGCAAAGATGGCGTTCCAGAACCACAACCAGAACGTGCGCGGCGAGTACATGAAGGCCAATCCGTATCCGACGGGAGATTGGTCGTTGGACAAGAAGGCAGCCCTCGATGCGTGGGAGGAGGCCTTCGCCCAGCATCGCAACGCGCACCCGGACCACCAGCGCCTGTTTGACGAGCACCAGCGCACCGACAAGGAGGCGAGGGCGCTCAACGACCAGCTGTTCGCGGCGCGCAAAGCTGCCAACGGGGTCAATGAGGGCCCCTACGTCACCGACACCAATGACTGGGTCGACCTCGTGCTGAAGAAGCACCTGCTTGACGCTCACAAGGGTGGCTACGACGCCGTCGGCTGGGCGCCGGGCGAGGAGAATGCTGACCACTACAACCAGCGCCTGAAGAATGTGAAGAGCCTGCACTGGTTCGATCCGAAAGTTGATGATGATGGTGATCAAATCGACACCGACGGCTTCCTGCGCGCCATGGACGAGCACGGCAACCAGATCGCCGAGGAATACGTCCACCCCGACAAGCTGCACGAGATGGTGGGCAAGGAGAATGCCAAGGCTCTGATGGAGGCCCCCGAAAAGCGCGTCGGGAACCGCTTCCCGCGCGTCCTCGACTTCCCCGATGGCATGCCGCTGGGCGGCGAGGGCATGCGGAAATTCTACAACGAGATCGTGCGCAACCGCATGCGCAAGCTGGTGCGTGGGCTCGATCCGGCCGCCGATGTGGAATACGCACCGGTGAGCGCGGAGAAAGGCTGGCATCATGACGTGCCGGAGGGTGAAGACCCGCAGTTCTATCCGTCTGAAGAGCGCACAACCTACCGTCCCGCCCACCTTGTCAGGATCACCCCCACCATGCGCGACAAACTGAAGGGCGGGTTGGAAGAGTTCCGGCGCGGCGGGTGGGTGGATCGCGGCGATTATGCGCGCGGCGGCATCGCCGACTATCAGGCCGAACTCGACTCTGCCAACCGGATGATGAGCCCGGACGAAGAAGGGCTTCTGGCCTATCCGCGCGACCGCTACATCGACCCACACTACCGCGTGGGGGCGCTCAAGGGCTGGGCGCTGAACCCCAACCTGCGGCAGGACCGGTTCCTCGACTACCCCAGCGTCAACGATGACATCGGCGCTCCCTACTTCAACGGCTGGAACGAAAACAGGGGCCGCTTCCGCAACTATGCCGACGGTGGCTCGGTCGAGCGCGAGCATTTCGAGTTCGGCGGCTTTCAGGACAATTCGCGCCCCGGTCAGGCGGGCGACCCCGGAAACTGGGGCGCGTGGGGCAACGGAACCGAGGACGTATCCGTCCGCGATGCGCAGGCTGCTGGCTTGCGGGCTGGCCTGTCGCGCGCCGAGGTGGCCTATGGGCAGGTGCCCGGCGGCCTCGGTTATCGCGGCGGCAGTGGCACCAGCCTGACGAACCTCCCCGAGCTGAGCGCTGCCAACCTTGCGCGCGCTGGTGTCTTCAACCCCGGCGAGCGCCGGGTGTCAGGAAACCCGGCGGACGCGGCGACGGGCATGGCGCAGCCGGGATCCGTCCGCGAGGCTCTTGGGCTCGGCAAGATGCCCGAGCAGACCCAGACGCCGGAGCAGGCGGTGCAGCAGGTTGAAGCGCAGCGCAGGCAGGCTGCCGCCGCTTCCGACCCTTCCGGCTTCAACGGGCTGGCTGGCGGCACGGTGGCTCTGGCGGCCTTCGGCGCGCTGCCCGGGCAGCACAAGCCCGGCGAGGACATGACGACACCGGCCGACACCGGGTTCATGTCGACGCCCGAGCAGAACAGCTACAACCGGTTCATGGACACCGCCCGCAACACCTACATGGAGGCAGGGAACCAGAGCGATGAGGGCATGCTGGGTGTCGCCTTCTCCGCGCCGAACCGCACCGCCATCAACTATGGCGGCATCGGCCCCGGGGGCATCGACACCACCGGCTACAACGACCCCAATGCCTCGTTCGACGAGAACGTGACGCGGAATATCTATGCCCCCAAACAATACAGCTGGACGAACCCGGCCCTGAACAGAAAGACCGGCGTGGTGAATGTCGACCGCGCTCGCGACATCGCCGACGCCGAAATGGCCGGGGCGCCGGATCGTGCGCAACGCGCCTATGCGGCGGCCTACGCGCAGCAGTTCGGGGGCGCAGCTGACCCGACCTATGGTGCGGTGTCCTACCACGCCGACTATGTCAGCCCGACGTGGCGCCGGGACGCGGCTTCGCTGGGGACGCCAACGGTCATTGGCGACCACACCTTCTACGGCGGCAACCCGCCTACGGCCACGCAGGTGGCTGGACCCGGCGCGGCAAGCGTTCTGTCCACCATGGCTGACCCGTGGGGCTTCTCGCACATGACGCCGGTGAACGATCTGGCTACGGCGCCGCTGTCGTGGACGGACCGCATCGGCGCGCCCCCGGCAACACCTCTCGGTTCCCCGCGCACGCCCACTCCTGCCTCTGCCTACAGCGTGGGGGAGGATGCCACGCCTCTCGGCTCTCCGCGCACGCCGACCCCGGCCACGGCATATGCCCCGGAGGGCGCCACGCGCACATGGGCAAACCCGGTTTCGGTGCCCTATTCCGACCCCGGTTTCGAGCGACCGGGCTACGACATCTCGGTCTATCAGGGCGTGCCGCTGGCCGACATCACGCCGGTGCGTCCTGCCGCGCCGACGCTCACGGAGCAGGCCTACAATCCGCTGTCGTCGATTCGTGCACCTTCCGTTGTCGACCCGTTCACGGCGAGGAAAGTGCAAACGGAGAGGATCGCGCTGCCCTCCGAGGAGCCCAGCTACACCCGGGCGCCCTATCACGACACGGTCTACGATGCGCCAGCCGCGACGGCAGCCGCCGTGGCGCAGCGCATGGGGTGGCACGACAACGTCTACGACGCGCCTTCGGCACCGGCGTCTCCCCTTGGATCTCCTCGCACGCCGACGCCCGCCAGTGCCTATGCCAGACCCGAAGCGGCCCCGGCTGCCCCGGTGGCGCGTCCGGCGGCGCCATACGGAACGCGCGGGAACCCCCTTTCAGCCGCAGACATGGCTGCCGTCGGGCTCGGCGACGCGACACCGGCGCAGCTGCGCAGCTATCGCGCCGATATCCCGCGCGGGTCCATGATCAGCTCTGACTCGCCGTACTATGGCACCCGCAACAACCCGTTGTCGGACGCCGACATGGCGGCTGCGGGCCTTGGCGACGAGCAGTCCTTCTCGAAGAAGTACCTCGGCTTCCGGTCAAACGACGAGGTGGATGCCGACAACAAGCCCTACAAGGATCCCGAGACTGGCCAGTGGGTCGATCCGCGCTTCTCGCGCACGCCCGTCGGCATGGCGGCTCTCGGCCTTCTTGGGCTCGGCCTGACCGCCGTCTCGCCGCCGCTGGGCATCGCCTACGGCCTGTCGGCGCTCATGGGAAAAAGCCCCCTCATCAATGGCGCCGACCGGCTGGCCAGCCGCATCGGCTTCGACGGCCGCACGACAACCACGGACCCTAACGCACCCAGCGCGTGGGGCAGCCTGAAGAGCGGCGTGCAGGGCCAGTCCTATGCTCCCGGCTATGATGGTGCCGGGGCGGGGCGCTCGCTGTCATCGTTCAACGGCAATAGCGGTGGAAACGGCTACAGAATGTACGACACCGTTCCCGGCCCCGTTGCGAATCCAATCGATGTGAAGTCCAAGAAGAAGGCAGCGGAACCGAAGCCGGAACCGGTCAGGCCCTCCGATTGGAATGACATGGCCTCGTGGCAGCAGGAACTCTGGAGTGACACCTATGGCTGATCTCGGCAAGGGCATGAGGGACAGGGCTCGCCGCCTGACGGCTGACGAGAAGACCTCCGGAATGGTGACGGGGCCGGTGTGGGATGGCGAGGAGCCTGCGGGCCAGATGCCGAGCCGCTCCAAGTTCGCTCATGGCGGCAAGATTGCGATGGGCAAGAATGCAGCCAAGCGGCTTGACCAGTACGCCCGGGGCGGCGCGGTGAAGCGCAAGAGCGGCAAGACCACGATCAATATCATCATCGGCGACAAGCAGGCCGCGCCACCGGCGCCCCCGGCTGCCGTCGTGCCCCCTCCGATGCCTCCGATGGCGCCCCCGATGGCGCCCCCCATTGACCCGACTGGCGGAGCCGGTCCCGGACCAGTGGCAATGCCGCCCGTCGGCCCGATGAATCGCGGCGGTTCCGTCGGCTTCAAGAAAGGCGGATGCGTGCGCCCCGGGCGCGCCTTCGGCGGGCGCACCGAGATCCGCGCGCAGGGGTCAGACCCGGAGCCCGGAAAGAAGCACCGAAAGGTTTCCGCCGCCAGCGCGCGTGGCCGCAAGGGCCTGAAGACCGGCGGATGCGCCGAGCCCGACGCCGACGACCGACCGGCCCGCGTCAAGCGCTACGCCGGTGGCCGTGTCGGCTATGACAGCGGCGGCGTTCTCATGGATGGGCCGCAGGAGGGCTACTACGAAGCCCCGGCATGGTTGCGCTGGATGATGGGGCGCGGCGCGCAGGCCGCACCGCAGGTCAACACCCGCGCCCCCTACCACGACACCGTCTATGACGCCCCTCCGCCGCCGCGTCCGGAGTACCTGCCGGAGAACTCGATGCGCCCGAGGCCCCCCACCATGCAGGGGCCCCAGACGGCGGTTCAGATGGCCGCCATCCGCGCAGCGCAGGAGGAGATGCTCCGCCGCGCTGCGGTCGCTGCCGCCGCCGCTAGGAAGCCGCCGCTGCCGTTGCGCCGCCCTGCTGACCTAGCGGCCAGCCCGTCCCTCATGCAGCGCTTCGTGTCTGGCCAGTGGACGGCGCCGCAGATCGACACCGCGCGCACCTTCGCGCATGGCGGTCGCGTCGGGCGGGCCTTTGGTGGCCCGATGGGGTTCCCCGCCTCGGCGCAGTCCTCGTCCTCGTCGTCCACGTCGGCCTCGGCTGGCGGCGGAAACTGGGGCGGTGGCTTCAGCAGACCGGCTCCGCAGATGCCGCAGGCCCCGCAGATGCCGCAGTACCAGCTGCAGGCTCCTCCGGGCTTCACCATGCAGAACATACCGACGCCGCCGGGCTGGACCGGACCGCAGATGCAGGCCCCGGTGTGGAACGGAATGCAAATTCCTCCGCAGATGCAGACGCCGCCGCAGATGCCGCAGATGTCAGCTCCGGGGCAGGGCGCCGTGCCAACGGGCGACCCGCAGGGCACGCCCACGCAGGCCCAGCAGTTCGCCCAGCAGCTGATGGGCGGAGGACGCAACTTTGCCCAGCAGGCCATGGCGCGCTGGGGACAGGGCGCTCCGGGCATGGGCGCCGGGCGCTGGGGCGGGGGGCCCGGAAACTGGCACCGCCAGAGCGAAGTGCAGGGGTCTGGAGCGGCCCCGGGCGGGTTCAAGAAGGGCGGTGCCGTCCACATGACCGCCGGATCCCGCAGCGGAGAGGGGCGGCTGCAGAAGGTGAAGCTGCAAAAAGGGTGCTGATTGATCACAGTCGACATTCGCTTCAGGCAGCTGCTTGAGCGGAGAATCGCCTCCCTCGTTGAGGAAGCGCGAGACAAGTTGGAGGCCGGTCTGCAGGAGAAGGAGTATCTCCAGCAGGTCGGCTTCTTGCGTGCTCTGAGGGTGCTCTCGGAGGAAGACGGCCTTCTCGACGAAATCGAGACGGAGATACTGGAGGGAAGATGAGCGAAGTTTACGAGATCGGTGGCGGCGCAATGCGCAAGGCCACGATGAAGATGCACCATGATGTCGATCCCAAGAAGGATCTTCTGGACAGGATTGGCGACATCAGTGAGATGGAATTGTTCCATAACCTGATCCTCGTCGCCATGTACGTCCGGCCGGAGAAGACGGCATCTGGCATCCACCTGCCCAATTCGGTCCGCAAGGAAGACGAGTATCAGGGCAAGGTCGGCCTCGTCCTGAAGGTCGGGCCGATGGCGTTCGTGGACGACGCGGTGAACTCGTTCGGCGGCATCAAGGTGTCGCCGGGGGAATGGGTCACCTTCCGCACGTCGGACGGCTTCCAGATCACCATCAACGGGGTGCTGTGCCGGATGCTGCAGGACTCGCACATCAAGACGCGCATTCCCGATCCAGACTACGTTTTCTGAGGTGGCATCATGAGCACCGAAGACACCGCATTGGACGAACGTCCTGCCATGGAGGTCACCATTGGCGAGGACAAGGAAAAGCCCAACGTCCGGCACATCGACGACGATGGAGGGCTTGAGCTGCGCGTGAAGCGCGGCGAAGACAAGGTGGACGGCGCCGAGGAGCTGCGGCAGCAGCTGGAGACGGAGCGCCGGGCCAGAGAGGCGGCCGAGCGCCGGGCCAACGAGGTCGAGACAGGCTTCGCGGCCGAGCGCCAGAACGTCCAGATGGGGCGCATGGCGGCGGATCACCGCGAGGTGTCGACGGCGCTGGACGCCATCAACGTCAAGACAGAGGACGCTGCCCGGCGCTATCAGGAGGCCTTGGAGCAGGGCGACTTTCAGGTCGCCGCAAAGGTGCAGGTTGAGATCGCCGAATTGGCGGCCGACAAGCGCGACGCAGAGCGCTTCAAATACAAGGTCGAGAGAGCCATCGAGCAGGCGAAGAGGCAGCCGCCGGAAGCGCGTCAGCAGCCGAAGCAGACCGGAGACACTCTGGAAGACGCTCTGGCGCAGATGTCGAAGCCGACTGCGGATTGGCTGCGCAAGAACCCCGAATACGTCACTGACCCGCGCAAGAATGCGCTCGCCATGTCGGCGCACCACGCCGCTCTGGCGGAGGGCATCCTGCCGGATTCGGGTCCCTACTTCGCCTTCATCGAGGAGCGCCTCGGCATGCGCGACGGCAATGAGAAGCAGGAGCGCCCCCGGGCGCGCGTCGTCGAGCGGGAGGCCCCGGTGGCAGCGCCGGTGAGCAACCGGGCGACATCGTCCTCGGTAGGCATCGCCCAGCAGCGGGTGACGCTGACGCGGGCGGAGGTCGAGTTCTGCAATCTGAACGACATCGACCCGGAAGTTTACGCCAAGGAAAAGGTCCAGCTGGCGGCTGAGGGCCGTCTGGGAGTGCGCTGACATGAGCGACAACATCAACCGCGCCGCCGGGCGCCGCCCGAACCCGCTCGCCGCCCGCATGCGGGAAAGCGACATCCGCGAGGACGATGTCCGCATGACGGGGACCCACAAGGTCGCCACAGACCGCATGGGGCGCCCCGTGGTCCGCAAGCGGCTGTCCTCGATGGACCGCTACTACGTCAACCCGGACCGCATCGAGAAGGGTTGGTCCTACGAGTGGAAGCGCTGGTCGGTCTTCAATCAGGAAGACCCGTCCTACATGATCTCCCTGCAGGAGAACGGCTGGACGCCGGTCCCCGCCGAGCGCCACCCGGAGCTTGTCCCAAACGGCGTCGGAGGCGATTCCGCGATCATCCGCGATGGCATGATTCTGATGGAACGTCCTGCAATCTTGACAGAAGAGGCAAAACAGGAAGACATAGACATCGCGCGCGGCATGATTCGCGAGAAGCAGCGCCAGCTGGGGGAAGCCCCCAACGGAACGCTTCCGCGAGACGTGCATCGCGATACCGCGCCCCGCCTGAAGCGCGGTTACGAGGCGATCCCGGTCCCCGACGACGCGGACCAGCCCCTCGACCAGTAAGGCACCAAACGCCTCCACGCGCCGTGGCGGCTCCCATCCCTGACCGAGGCTCCCCACGCCGGGGCGCGTAGGTCACCGATCAGGAGCGCGCCATGCCCAATACGCAGGCCCCCTTCGGTTTCCAGCACATCGGCTATCTGGAGGGGGCTGCCCCCACCAGCGGCAACGCTGTGCGCAAGATCGCCTCCAACTACAACACGGCGATCTATTTTGGCGACCCCGTCGTTTCCGTCGCTTCCGGCTACATCCAGCGCGCCGCTGCAGGCACGACCCAGATCGCTGGCATCTTCATCGGGTGCAAGTATCTGTCGACCTCGCAGGGCCGCACCATCTGGATGCGCTACTGGCCCGGCTCTGACGCCGCAGCCGATGTCGAGGCCTACATCATCAACAGCCCGCAGGCGCTGTTTCAGGTGCAGGCGGGCGGCGCGGCGACGGCTATCGGCTTCGCCGACATCAACGCGAACGCCAACTTCGGCCTCGGCACGGGCAATGCCACGACCGGCCAGTCGGGAGCGTTCCTCGACCAGACCACCCTCGGCACGACCACGACGCACCCCTTCAGGGTCGTCGACATCGTGCAGTTCCCCTCCGGTGCCAACGGTACGGACGCTGCTTCTGCCTACAATTACGTCATCGTGACGTTCAACTGGCAGGACTTCAAGTCCACGACCGGTATCTGATCTGAGGAGATCTGAACCATGGCTGTCAATCTTTCTGCCATCAGGGATCTCCTCCTCCCCGGCCTTCGCGGCATCACGGGGAAGTACGATCTGATCCCGACCCAGTACGACAAGCTCTTCGAGAAGTCGAAGTCGAACATGGCTCTGGAGCGCACCGCTGAGATGCGCTACCTCGGCCTCGCTGCCCTGAAGAACGAGGGTGGCCAGACCTACTTCGACAACAACGCCGGTGAGCGCTTCGTCTACAATCAGGAGCACACCGAGCTGGGTCTTGGCTACGCGATCACTCGCAAGGCCATCGACGACAACCTCTACAAGACCCAGTTCAAGCCGTCGAACCTTGGCCTGATGGAGTCCTTCGTGCAGACGAAGGAGATCCTCGGCGCCTCGATCTTCAACACGGCGACGACCTACAACTCCTCCTTCGGCGGCGACGGCAAGGCCCTGCTGGCGACGGATCACCCCATCGACGGCGGCACGTTCGCCAACAAGCCCACGACCGAGGTCGACCTCAACGAGGCCACCCTCCTGAACGGCATGCTGGCGATCCGCCAGAACATGAAGGATCAGGCGGGCCTCAAGATGTACGCCCGGGCGCGTAAGCTTGTGGTTCCTGTCGCTCTTGAGCCGGTTGCTGTTCGTCTTACTAAGACTGAACTGCGCCCCGGCACTGCAGATAATGATGTCAATGCAATCCGCAGCGTATCGGGAGGCCTTCCCGAAGGTTATATTGTCTGCGATTTCTTGACGTCCAACTTCGCTTGGTTCCTTCTTACTACGGTGAAGGGACTGATTTACATGGAGCGCGTAGCATTCGAAATGGACATGCAAGTGGACTTCACCACAGATAACCTGTTGGTGAAGGGCTACGAGCGGTACAGCTTCGGCTACTACAACCCGCGCGCTCTCTGGGGCACGTTCCCGACTTCGTAAGGAGAGACGACCATGACCGTCACTGCTCTGCAGGGTCCGGTCGTCGCCTACGGGAGCGACGTTCCGGACTACAACCCGGATCTCGGCCCGTCCCTCTTCTGGGGCGGCGTCGGGATCATGGACCCCCGGTTCGCATGGCGTCCGGGCTCGTCCCGCACGGCTGTGGGCTGGCTCGGCTCCGACATGCCGATGGTCATCGACGCTGTCCCGTCGGCGCTCTCGGCCAACAACATCGCGACCTCGCAGGTCCCGGTGGCGGGCACGGCGCTCACCTTGACGGCGGGCACCGGTATCACCTCCGGCGTCACGCTGACCAACCAGCTGACGGGCCTCAATGTCACGGTCCTCGCCATCGACACGGCGATGACCCCTGTCAATCTGGCTACGGCTGTCGTGGGTCAGGCTGGCCAGATCGGCATGTGGGACCCGACCAAGGCCATCGCCCGCAACGTCAGGATCACGTCGGTCGGCAACGACTCGGCGGCGACCTTCTCGGTGCGCGGCTATGACCTCTACGGCTTCCCGGTGTGGGAGACGATCACGGGCGCCAACGCTGGCGTCGCGTCGGGCGTCAAGGCCTTCAAGTACATCGCTTCCATCGTCCCCGCTGGCACCCTCTCGGGCTCCAACGTGACGGTCGGAACCGGTGACGTGATCGGCCTGCCTCTGGTGTCGACCCGCTTTCAGGATCTGCAGATCTACTTCAACGCAGCCCTGATCTCGGCGACCACCGGCTACACGGCAGCGGTGACCACCAACCCGGCGACTGCGGTCACCGGCGACGTGCGTGGCACATATGCCCTGCAGACGGCTTCGGACGGCACCCGGCGCCTTCAGGTGAAGATCCAGATCACCCCGGCGAAGCTGGCCTCCACGGCGGCTCTCTACGGCGTGACCCAGTTCAGCGCCTGAGGAGGATCGTCATGAAGGGTCGCAAGGGGTCGCATCCGGCGAAGGCTCGCCTTGGGAACAAGGTCCACGCCCCGCACGGAGACGGCAAGCAGCCGCCGTTCTCGGACGCCCCCGCCGCGCGTGGCAAGGTCACGCCGACGGAGGTCCCGATGCTCGGCAAGATCAGCGCCATGCGGCTCGACCGGCCCGGGCGGAAGCGGGGAGGGGCCTGTGGCTCCGAGCTGTCGCCGCTTTCCATGGCCGCCAAGAGCAGCTGAGATGGCCCACGGGCCGTCTCTCCACCACCACGATGGGCGGCCTGACCAGCCGCCCGTTTCGTAAGGATCGGGCCTCATGGCGAACCCTATCATCCTGTCGGTCACCGGCGTGGGAAACTCGCAGTGGATCATGCCGGACTGGCGCGCGGTGCCGTTCGCCGTGGCGCTCAATGTCTACGTCAGCGGCACGATCACCTATACCGTGCAGGACACGCCGGACGACTGCATGTTCGGCACGCCGTCGAACATCAACAACCACCCGACGCTGGCCGCGCTCTCGGCGCAGGCCACCGGCAACTACGCCTTCCCGGTGCGAGGCATACGCCTGAACACCTCGGCAGGGTCAGGTACGGCCACTCTCATCATCGTGCAGGGAGAAGCGATATGAGCCTGTCGGCTGACACGGGCATCTCGCCCGACCTGCTTCTGGTGGCCAAGGGCGGCGATGCCTTTGCCGAACGCCTCACCCAGCTGGATGCGGCGAAGAGCGAGGCTGTGGCCGCGTTCGAAGCCCTGCGCATCGGCAACGACGCGAAGGCGGCATGGGACGAGGCGAACGCCGCGAAGGCGGAGATCAAGGCCAAGCGCGAGAAGGCTCAGGCCGACATCGACGAGATGCTGCAGATCGCCCGCGCCCAGTGCGACACCATGCGCTACGAGGCGGGTCTGGTCGTCGCCGACGCCGCGCAGCGCGCCAAGGAGATGGCGGCGGAGGCGGAAGCTGCTCTTGCCGATGCCAAGGCGGAGGCCGCTCAGATCGCCAAGGATGCCAAGGCGAAAGCCATGGAGGCCGGGCGCAAGGCCAAGGCGGCGGAGGAGGCCAAGGCCATCTACGAGGAGCAGGCGGCTGCCGCAGAGGCCGCCATCGCCGCCGCGCAGGCCTCGCAGGCCAAATACGACGCCCTCGTGAAGAAGCTGATGGACCACATCACCGACACGCTCATGGCCGAGCAGCAGCCGGAGGCGCCCGATGCGCAGTGAGATCTATATCATCGGCGCCCCGGACAGCGGCGGCGTCGTCGACACGCTGCACGTCACGGACGCCTGCTCCGCCCAGATGATCATGGGCGGCGTGATGGCCGAGTCCATCGGCAAGATACGGGGCTTCTTCACGGCGCAGCACATTCGCAATGGCGAGGTGATCTGGGAAGACGTGATCCACAATCTGGTCACGACGGTCGGAAAGAACCTCGTGCTCGATGCGGTCTTCGCGGCGGCCTCCTCTGGCTCAGTCTTCATGGGCCTGAAAGGCACCGGATCAGCGGTCGTCGGCGACACGCAGGCCTCGCACGCAGGCTGGAACGAGGTCGGATCCGCCAATGCGCCGACCTATTCCGGCACGAGAAAGTCACCGACCTTCTCCGCAGCATCCGGATCGTCGAAGACCACGTCCTCGGCGGTGGCCTTCACTTTCACCGGCTCCGGCACCGTGGCGGGCTGCTTCATCAACGTGGGCGGCACGTCAGCCATCGACAACACCACGGGCACGCTGTTCAGCGCTGGCGACTTTTCGGGCGGCTCCCGCACCGTGGCCTCTTCGGATGTGATCAACGTCACCTATACCGTAACCATCACCTGACGAGGGCTCGCCCGTGCTCATCACGCACGCCAAGAGCCTGACGGTATCACCGGCGACGGGCACGCTGACCATCTGGAACGGCGGAACGACATCGTCGATTGCCGCCTCCGATGTCATCCAGCCGAACGACTGGAACTCGCAGCACGCGCTGTCGTTCGTCTTCGGCGGGAACACGACCAACATCTCATCGGTATCGGGAACGCAAGTTCCTTTTGCTGCGACTGGCGGCGTTTCCATCGGCGCAAGCAATGGGTCGCTGCTGATCTCGGCGCCGATAAATGCCGCCGTGTCGACTTATGCCCCGTACTTCCCGGCCTCGACCTCGTCGCAGACGAACGGCGCAATGGGGACCAGCACGGCGAGGGCGCTGGTCTTCCCGGTCCCGGTGTACCAAGACGTTGCGTTCAATGCTCTCAGGATCATCCAATCCGCGTCATACGTCACGTCAACCGTTTCCGGAAGGCAGACGATCACGTCGGCTTATGGGATCTATAGCAACAATGGCGGCACTCTAAGCCTTATATCGTCTGGATCTTATTCCATAGCAATGACGGTATCTTCCGTCAGCGCAACAATATCGCTTCCAACGTCTTCCAATTCTGCTGGGTACACATACGGAAGCGTTTCGATCACGGCCACGGCGCAGGGGCAGTCCTTGATCGGGACGGCTGGAAACCGCGTTGCCGATCTGGTTTTCGGCAACACGCTCAGCCTGTCGCCGGGCATCTACTGGGTGGGCGTTCATCAGAGGCAAAGCTCCTCGTCTGCGAACGTCGGTATCTCGACGGCCCTTATCGGAAACGCCATGAACGCCACGAGCGGCGTCGGGCCAATGGGCTCGTCAACGGCGGCGTTCACAAATAATTCGGCCTATCACCTCGGCGCGCACGGCTTCTACACAGCTACCAGCACCACGCTGCCTTCTGCGATGTCGCTCACGGGTGTATCAAATGCCGTGAACGTCATGCCGATGATCACTCTCTTGAGCACCTGATGAAGCCAGAACTCGTCATGCTCTCCCCCTCCGGGCGCAACAATGAGGGGATCGAAGAGTCCTTCCAGCGCATCCTTGAGGGGGCGACGTGGAAGAAGCAGCGCGTGATCGTCATCATCCCGGCGGGAAAGGACATCCCGACGAAGGTGGCGCTCAGCCATTGGAACCTGATCTTCCCGCCCAACCAGCCCGTGGCCAAGCTGGCGGCCATCGGCATGGAGGTCGGGCAGGCATACTCTCTGGCCATCGAGAGCGTGCTCAATCACCCGGAACTCTCGCAATGGGAGTTCATCCTCACCATCGAGCATGACAACGCGCCCCCGGCTGATGGCGTTCTGCAGCTGATCAGGCAAATGGAGGCTCATCCGGAATTTGCCTGCATCGGAGGCCTGTACTGGACGAAGGGGGAGGGCGGCGTGCCCCAGATCTGGGGCGACCCAACGGACCCCGTCCTCAACTTCCGGCCGCAGGCGCCGCGCGTCGGCGAGCTGCAGGAGTGCAACGGCACGGGCATGGGGTTCAACCTTTGGCGCATTTCGATGTTCAAGGACGAGCGCATTGCCCGCCCGTGGTTCACCACCAAGGCCAGCATCGAGGGCGTTGGGACGCAGGATCTGGCCTTCTGGTCGGAGGCGAAAAAGCACGGCTACCGGTGCGCCATCGATAACTCCGTTCTGGTCGGGCATTGGGAAAAAGAGCGGGGGATCATGTGGTGAAGCTTTGCCTCGATTTCGGCTGCGGCCCCAACCCCAGAGAGGGCTTCGAAGGCGTCGATCAGTACCCCTTCGACGGCAAGGTGAAGCACGTCTGCGACCTGACGGACCCCCGCAGCTGGGAGCGCTGGGAAACCGATTCCGTCGATGAGGCGCACGCCTCGCACTTCGTCGAGCATCTTGAGCCGGAAGAGCGCACCCTGTTTTTCAACGAGGTGTGGCGCATCCTGAAGCCGGGCGCGCAGGTCACTATCATCACTCCGTTCTGGGCCTCGGGGCGCGCCTATGGCGACCTGACGCACAAATGGCCTCCGGTGTCGGAGATGTTCTATTTCTACCTTAACCGTGACTGGAGAAAGGTGAACTCCCCGCACTACGACTTCGACACGGTCGGCGTCGGCTTCAAATGCCACCTGACCGGGAAGTGGGGCTACGCCCCGCACGAGGAGCTGAAGACCCGGAACCCGGAATACGGGCAGTTCGCGGTGCAGTGGTACAAGGAGGCTGCTCAGGATCTGCACGCCACCCTGACCAAGGAGTAGGGGGTGCGATGTGCCAATCAGCCTTGTTCAAAGGGGGTCTGAGGGGCGGCAGGCTGGCGTAAGCAGCGTCACGTCCGTCTTCTCGGCGAACCCGGCTGTCGGCAGCAAGATCATCGTCACGGTGGCGATGTGGAACAGCGTGGCTGGCGTCACCGGTTCCGTCGCTGACAATTACAGCAACACCTATACCCAGCGCTCCTTCATCGCCAACACCGACAATGGGCGGCTGGAGATCTGGGAGGCCGATGTCACGACGACGGGGGCGACCTTCACGGTCACCCTGACTGCATCGCTAAGTTCCAGCGAAATGAACTGCGTGGCGCTGGAATATAGCGGTGTCGGGTCATTCGATCTGCAGGCGACGAACAACGTCGCGGCGGGAGGCACATCGATCAGCGTCGGCCCGACCGCAAACCTAGCCAATGACGAATCGCTGGCTGTGACGCTGGCCACCGAACTCGGCAGCACCAACGCCGCCTATCAGGCGCCGTCCACCTTCACGACGATCATCATCCAGAACGACAGCTCGACCGTCTATTCATACGGATCTGCCTACCAGATCACCCAATCAGCCGTCCCGCTCAACCCGACGTGGACGATGACCAACCAGACCGACAGGGCGTGCATTCTGGCGGTCTTCTCGCGCGGCCCGGCTACCTACAACGTTTCGATCACGGAGAATATCGGGGCGATCTACGAGACGCTGGGGCTCTATGGCGCCACGCTTGGCCAACCATGGCAGCCCAACGCCTTCGGCATCTTCCCTCAGGCCACAGGCGGAACGATCTTCAACGTCTCGATCTCCGAGAGCATCGGGACGATTGCCGAGACGATCACCAACACGGCAGTGTTTCAGGTATCGCTCTCAGAGCCCATCGGCACCATCGCCGAGAGCCAGAGCAACACCGGAACGTTCGGCCATTCGATCAGCGAAGCGGTCGGGACGATTGCCGAGACGCAGTCTGCACAGGCGTCATTCGCATCCTCCCTCACGGAGAACATCGGCACCATCGCAGAGAGCGCGCAGGGCGCGGCCACCTATCAGGTGACGATCTCGGAGCCCATCGGCACCATCGCAGAGACGGTCGCCAGCGGGTCGGTATATTCGGTCACCATCAGCGAGAGCATCGGCACCATCGCCGAGACACAGACGGGCCCTGCCGTTTTTGCCTCGTCCGTCACGGAGAACGTCGGGTCCATCGCCGAGAGCCAGAGCAACACCGGCAGCTTCAATCATTCCGTGTCCGAATCGATTGGCACGGTGGCCGAGACGCAGACATCTCAGGCCGTCTTCTCGTCGGCTGTTAGCGAGGCGGTCGGCACCATCGCCGAGACGCAGACGGGCCCGGCCACCTTCCAGAGCGCGGTGACGGAGGGCGTCGGCACCATCGCCGAGACGCAGGGCGCGCAGGCCTCTTTCTCGTCTTCCGTGAGCGAGAGCATCGGATCCATCGCCGATGCCGTGGCCGTCGCGGGCGGCAGCGTGTTCAATGTCACCATCACCGAGAGCATGGGCGTCATCACCGACACGACCAATGCGACGGGCGGCGGTGGGTCGACCTCGTTCTACGAACTGGGAGGCGACACGGTGACAGAGAAATATCTGCCCGCCGAGACGCTGCAGCAGCCCGACTATCTGCTCAAGAAGACGCGGGGGACCTAGCGAATCCAAGCCATTAACGGCACGAAGGAAACGAGGAGTGCAGCATGGCGGTCAGCGGAACGATCACGTTCAACCCCACGATGGCAGATTGCACGGTCAATGCTTTCGGGCGGCTGCTCATCAGGGCCGACCAGCTGACGCCGCAGCACCTGCGCGACGCGCGGTTCGAAGCCAACCTCCTGTGCCAGACGTGGCAGCAGAAGGGCGTCAACCTGTGGACCGTGGAGCTGCAGACCCTAACCACCGTGCAGGGCACGGCAACCTATACGCTGGCGGCCGGGACGATCAGCCTGCTCGACACCTACATCACGGCTGAAGGGCAGGACATGGTGCTGCCGCCCGTCTCGCGCACCGACTATGCGAGCCAGCCGAATAAGACCCAGCAGGGGCGCCCGAACATGATGTGGGTGAACCGGCAGTCGCCGACGCCCACCATGACCCTGTGGCCGACCCCTGATGCGGCCTACGTCATCAGCTACTACCGCCTGCGGCAGCTCTACGACGTGAACCTCGACGGCACCGGCAACCCCGACGTGCCGCTGCGCTTCACCGATGCCTTCATCTCTGATCTGTCGTGGCGTCTGTCGCGCCTGTGGCGTCCGGACCTTGAAGACAAACGCAAGCAGGACGCCATGGACTCGTGGAACCTCGCCTCTGGAGACGATGTCGAAGAGGGCATCCAGATGTTCATCTCGCCGTCCATCGGCGCGTATTTCCCGTGAGGTGAAAGCATGAGCTGGCGTCCGCACGGTAGAGCCAAAGTCAACGCAAGGTGGCCTCAGGCATGGGCTATTTGTGATTCGTGCGGATTTACGTATAACCTTGTGGATCTGCGCTGGGAGCAGGAGTGGCAGGGGCCGAACCTCGTCAACAGGCGAATTCTGGTCTGCTCGGTCTGCAACGACACGCCGAACCCGCAGCTGCGATCCATCACCCTCCCGGCGGACCCTCCGCCTATCGAAAACGCGCGCCCGCCGCGCTACTCGGTGACCTGACATGGCGATGGACTACAACACCTACCTGACCCGTCTGGCGGCCATGGCGACCGCCTCGACGACCGACACCAAGTTCACGACCATCGTGCCAGCGGTCATCGACTACGCCGAACAGCGCATGTATCGCGAGCTTCAGCTGGTTTCGACGCAGTCGCGCAATCAGGCCGGGTCCACGTCCTCCGGCGTCCGGACCTTCAATTTCCCGACACGTTTCGTCATCGCCGAGGCGATCAACCTGATCATCTCCAGCCAGCGCTTCCCGCTGATGCCTGCCAGCCGGGAGTTCATCGACTTCGTGTACGGCACGGCATCGAACGGCGTCCCGGTCTATTACGCCATGGAGACGGACCAGAGCATCTCTCTGGGGCCCACCCCGAACGGCGCCTATACGGTCGAGATCGTCGGCAGGGTCCGCCCCACGCCCCTGTCGTCCGGAACGCCGAACACCTTCCTGACGGACTACCTCCCGGACGCCTTCCTCGCCTGCTCGATGATCTTCTATTCGGGCTTCCAGAAGAATTTCGCGGCGCAGTCATCCAACCCGCAACAGGGCACCAGCTGGGAGGACCAGTACACGAAACTGATGGCCTCGGCGCAGGTCGAGGAATTGCGCAAGCGCTTCACCCAAGCGCCGCAGTGAGGTGAGGCATGGCATTCGGATCCCTTCGCCTTCGGCCGGGCGTGCAAGTTGAGGCGACGCCTGCCTTGAACGAGGCGGGCGTCTCGGCAAGCCAGCTGATCCGCTTCCGCGACGGCCTGATCGAGAAACTGGGCGGCTGGACCAAATATTATGGCTACCCGTCCAGCGGGAAGATCCGGCACCTGCATGCATGGCAGGATCTGACGAAGGTCGGGCGCCTCGCCATCGCGGCCGAGCAGTCTCTGGTGTCGGCATCGAGCACCACGACGGGCGTCACCATCACGCCGCAGCGAACCACCTCGTCGATTGCCGTGGCCCTGTCGACCGTCAACGGGTCCCCCACGGTCACGGTGACCGACAACGCCTCCAACATGACGACCAATGACGTGGTCGTCTTCCAGACGCCTGTCTCCGTCGGCGGCCTGATCATCTTCGGCGCCTATGCCGTCGCATCGAGCATCAGCGCGAACCAGTACACGATCACGGCCACGGATCTGGTGCAGGGGTCGCCGACCTATGGCCAGCCAAAGAACGCCACGTCGACCGTCGTCTCCGGCGGCGCGGTGCCATCCTTCGCCACCACCAACGGCTCCTTCGAAGTCACGGTGACGCTGAACAACCATGGCCTGACGACGCCGGGCCAGATCGTCGCCTTCCCAGTGTCGACCACCGGCGGCGGCGTGACGATCTACGGCACCTATTCGGTGATCACCGTCCCGGGCGCCAACACGTTCACGATCTATGTCTCCAACTCGGCCTCGTCGACGACGACCTTCTCGATGAACGCCGGAAACGCCTATCTGGACCGCTGGATCGCCGTGGGGCCCGGTGCGGCGGGGTCTGGCTACGGCATCGGCGGCTACGGATCTGGCGGCTACGGAACCGGATCTCCGACGCCGGGCCACACCGGCACGCCGATCACCGCGACCGACTGGGATCTGGATAACTGGGGGTCGTATCTGCTGGCGCAGCCTGCGCAGGGCCCGTGCTTCTGGTGGGACCCCGTCGGCGGCTTCCAGACGATGCGCATCATCACGAACGGGCCGATGATCGGAACCGGCATGTTCGTCGCCATGCCGCAGCGGCAGATTGTCGTCTACGGCGCCGAGCTGGGCGGCTATCAGGACCCGCTTCTGGTGCGCTGGTGCGACGTGGACGACTTCTCAAATTGGATCGCGTCCACGACCAATCAGGCGGGCTCCTACCGCATCCCGCGCGGATCCGGCATCATCTCCGGCATCCAGACATCCCAGCAGGCCCTGCTGTGGACGGACCTTGCCCTGTGGTCGATGCAGTACCTCGACGGCCTCCTTGTATGGGGCTTCAACGAGATCGGCGCCGGGTGCGGCATCATCTCCAAGAAGGCCCGGGCCGCGCTTGGAGGGACCGTCTACTGGATGGGGCGCTCGCAGTTCTTCCGTTACTCGGGGTCTGGCGTCGAGCCGGTTGAGTGCTCGGTTTGGGACGTGATCTTCCAAGACCTCGACACCGCCAATGCGAGCAAAATCCGCATGGGCGCCAACTCGATGTTCAACGAGATCATCCTGTACTACCCGTCCCTTTCGGGCGGCACGGGCGAGAACGACAAGTACGTGAAGCTGAAGACCACCACTGGTGAGTGGGATTACGGCACCCTCGCGCGCACGGCGTGGATCGACCAGAACGTCCTCGGGCAGCCCTTTGGCGCCGGGACGGACGGTTTCACCTACCAGCACGAGAGCGGGCGCAACTCCGACATCAACGCCATGACCAGTTGGTTCGAAACGGGCTGGCTCATGCTCAACGAGGGCGAGCAGTTCACCTTTGTCGACTGGCTGCTGCCCGACTTCAAATGGGGGCTCTACAACGGGTCGCAGGACGCCGACATGCTGATCACGGTCAGCTGGGTCGAGTACCCGCAGGACGCGCCCAAGACGGCCGGTCCCTTCACGGTGACGCAACTGACGCAGGCCATTACCGACATTCAGTTCCGCGCTCGGATGGTCAAGTTCAGGATCGAGTCGCAGGACATCAATTCGTTCTGGCGCATCGGCAACGTGCGCTACCAGTATGCCCCAGATGGAACGTGGTGACCCATGCTCAATGATCTCGTCACGGCTCTGAAGAATGCGGTGACCGCCATCAGTCTGATCAATCAGACGCTGCGCAGTGTCTTCCCCTACGCCACGGGGACATCATCGACCGCGACAGCCGGTGCCGCATCGCTTCCGGCAAACCCGGTCGGCTTCATCACGATCACTCTTCCCGACGGTACGTCGGCGAAGGTGCCGTACTACAACACTTGAGGGCGGCATGGCTGACGATTTCACAGAAGACCTCGCCTCGACCGCCGATCTGGCAGACGCCACCACGTCTGACGAGCAGCATCGCATGGAGATCGAGCGAGCCAAGCGCCGCACGATCAAGACCGTCTCGCTGACCGACAACGAGAAGGCGCTGCTGGACCGCGTGGCCGACAAGAACCAGCGCAAGAAGATCGCGGAATCGATTAAGAGGACCAAGGGCCGTTTCCCGGTGTCGGAGGGCTGGGCCGCACCGGAAGCGAGCAAGCTGGTCACCAACAAGGCGGGTGAGCTGAAGACCGACAAGAGCGGGACGCCAAAGATCGGCTACAAGGGCATCGGCTTCAACTACGACCGCGACGACGCCGGAAAGAAGCTGCAGCGCTACACGCCTGAGTACGACCGCGCCGTCAAGGCGGTAACCAACCGGGCGCTGAACGAGATCCGCAAGACAATCGCGCGCGCCGAGGCCGGTGACCTGAATGCCCAGAAGACGCTGCGGCAGGTCGGCTGGTATCGCGAGGCGATGAAACGCGAGATCGACCGGCGCGGCGGTGCCCACATGGCCTTCGCCGACCTGCTCGGGGCGACCTCCCCAAACACCAACGTCTCGGAGAACTACAAGCTGGCCGACCTTGCCCAGCAGGGCCACGCACGGGGCGACTTCGACGCACAGAACGAGTTCATGGCCCGGTACAACGGCAACATGAACGACTACCCTGAAGATCAGCTGATCAGAAAGAAGAGCGGGGCCCAATTCGGCATGAACAGCCGAAACGCCTCCATGGCGATGACTGACCGCTGGTCGCAGGAGGAGCCCGGGCAGGCACCCAAGGCGCGCAATTTCTCCGGCAACCTGTCGGGCCGCTCGGATAAGGCCACCATCGATGTGTGGGCCGCGCGCTTCCTCAACCGCATGGCCCAAAAGGCCCGCGTCCCGGTGCCGTCGCAGATGGGCGTCGAAGGCGACATGCGCCCTGACCGACCCGACCGCAAGATGGTCGGTCCGGTCCGGCTGCGCGCCTCCGGTGAGTTCGGCTTCGGGCAGGACGTGTTCGACATGCTGGCCAAGCGCCTGAAGACGACAGGCGAGCTGGCGCCATACCTGAAGGAGCTTGGCTACAAGCACGCCACGCCAGCCGACCTGCAGGCGCTGACGTGGTTCATCGAGAAAGAGCACTGGGCCAAGAACGACTGGACCTCAGCGGCAGGCGAGGGCGGCTCCTTCGAAGATGAGCAGGCGCGCCAACCCTTGCGCCGCTATCAGGCAGGGTTCTCGATCCAGCAGGACGCGCCGCCGAGCGACGAGATGATGCACGAGGCCGCCCAGCACATTCACAATGGGTTGGCGAGCGACGACAAGGTGCGCGTCTTCCGCGTCAATCCGACCTATGGCCGGTACGGCGGAGAGAACGAGCGCAGTTTCGACTCCGAGGTCACCGCGCACCCGGACTGGGATCCGAGCGACTGGATGATCCGTCATCTGGAGCTGGCCAAGCAGCACAACCAGAAGGACGTGTTTTTCTCACGCCGCCTCGACCCGGAGGAGGCCGACGAGCACCCCAATGCGCGCCCGGGCGTCGAGATCTATTTCAAGAACCGCAAGGCCATGGAGGCGGCCCAGCCGGTCCTCGACAGGTTCACGAACAAGGGCATTGACGGCTTCACCTACATCACCGACCTGCGTCACTCCCACCGCACCGCCAAGGGCGCCGACAGCAAGGACTACGTCGGCGTCAGGCTGCAGTGGGTGCCGGAGATCTCGCAGCGCTGGGACGACGAATTGCGCGACCGCTGGGAGCAGGATCCAGAGGCCCTGAAGGCCGACAAGATGGACGCTCTGGAGCGCATGCAGGATGTGATTCACCATCTTGATCAGCATAAGCACGGCATTGTTGACGCACGCATCCATAATTATGATACAGTGGTATCTGGGAAAGAGGACTACGATGACCACATCCGTGAACTCAGAGAAGCCCAGCGCACATCTGGAAATGCTGCGGGAGCAGCTCGCACGGTCGCTCCGCAAGTACGGGGAAGACTCTCTCTCCACGAGAACATTGCGCGCCGAAATCGCGCGCTTCGAACGGCGGAGGAAGGAGGGCCGTCAGGACCACCATCAGCGCTGGACGGCGGGCCGGACCTGAAATTCAAGAAGGGCGGCAAGGTTCCGCCCTACGAGCCGGGGTCGCCGATCCACCATCCGGTGGCCGACGATCCCATCATCATTGGCGCCATCGAGAGCGACGTGCCCGGCAGGACCGACAAGCACGAGTGCTCGGTCCCCGCCGGTTCCTACGTCATCCCCGCTGACGTGGTGAGCGCGCTCGGCCAAGGCAACACCTTGGCTGGGCAGCGGGTGCTTGACCAGCGATTCCGGCAGGGCCAGCACGGCCTACCCGACATTCATGCCCACATGGCCAGAGGCGGCCCCGCCACGACGGTCCCCGTCGTTCTGGCGGGCGGCGAGTATGTCGTCGCCCCGGCAGCCGTAGCGCGCGCTGGCATGGGCAACCTTGACCGGGGGCACCGGGCGCTCGACAAGTTCGTGCGAGCAACCCGCGCCAAGACCGTGAAGACGCTGCGCAAACTGCCTCCGCCGAAGAAGTGACGGGATAGCGAATCCGTGCGCGCTCGTGCATGCATGTGATGCCGATCTGGGGAAGCGAATGGTCGACTACGCCACAGAGGTCCGTCTCGCGGTCCAGTCCGACGAAGAGGACATCATGGTCCTGTGCCGGTTACTCCACAAGGAGAACGGCCTGTGGACGCTCAACGAGCAAAAGGTGCGCCATATGCTTCGGCGCGCATGGCGTAAAGAATTTGCCATTGTCGGAATTGTCGGGAAACCCGGCGCCCTTGAGGGCATGATCTTGCTGGTGCTCGACCAGCCTTGGTACTCGGACGATTGGATGCTTGAGGAGATGCTCAACTACGTTCACCCGGAGCATCGCAAGTCGGGCCACGCGAAGCGTCTCGTCGAGTTCGCGAAGAAGACATCGGAGGGGCTCGGTATCCCTCTGATGATCGGCATCATCTCAAACGAGCGCACAGAAGCGAAGGTGAAGCTGTACCAGCGGCAACTGGGAAGCCCGGCTGGGGCCTTCTTTGTCTACGGAGCCCGAACGGGCGACGTGGGGGCGGAGCACTGACATGGGTTCGAAGAGCAGCAAGCCGACCACCACAGTCACTCAGGCCGGGATCCCCGACTACCTGAAGAAGAATTACGAGACGCTGACCAAGGCGGCGACCAAGCTCGCCACGCAGCCATTCAACCCATACAAGGGTGAAATGGTCGCGGGCCTGACGGCGGCTCAGGAGCAGGCCATTGCCCGCATGGGCGAAATTCAGGGCATCGGCGACCCGTATTTCCAAGCTGGCGCAGACGCGCTGAGCAAAGTCGGGCAGTTCACCGACAAGGCGCTGGAATACGGTGACAAGGCGCTAACCTACACCGACAAGGGGTCGCAGTACGGGGCGACCGCCGCAGAGATCGCGGGCGACCTCCGGAACACGCAGATCACGCCTATCGAGTGGAGCCAAGAGCAGCTCGACAAGTACATGAATCCCTATCAGGCCGAGGTCATTCGGGCCACGATGGGGAACATCGCCGAGAACAACGCCCAGCAGATGCAGGGGCTCATCGGCAATGCCATTTCCAAGGGCGCGTGGGGCGGTGACCGGGCAGGCATCGCTCAGGCCGCCATGGCGCGCCAGCAGGATCTGGCGGCCAACCAGACGCTGGCGCAGCTCAACGCGCAGAACTACCAGCAGGCGATGGCGCAGTTCAACGTGCAGCAGCAGGTCGACCTGCAGCGGCAGCAGGCCAACGCGGCCCTGAAGGCGCAGGCTGGAGGAATGTACACGGGCCTTGGCGGCCTGCAGGCCCAGCTTGGTGGCGTGACAGGCCAGCTGGGGAGCATGGCGGCGCAGCTCGGGCAGGTGCAGGCTGGCGTCGGATCGGCCTATGGCTCTCTCGGCACGGGCATCTCACAGGCGGCGATCAATCAGGCGATGGGCCTTCTGCAGGCGGGGACCGTCGAGCAGCAGACCAATCAGGCCTACGACAATGCCCAGTATCAGGAGTTCATGCGCAGGCAGCAGTTCCCGTACCAGCAGCTTGGCTTCCTGTCGAACATCTACTATGGCCTCCCGGCGACCAACACCGGCACTTCGTCGACTTACGCTCCGGCCCCGTCCATGGGGTCGCAGATCGGTGGCGCGCTGCTCACCGGCCTTGGAGCCCTGTCTGACCGGCGGGCAAAGAAGGACATCGAGGGCCTTGGCCAGCTGAACGGCCATAACCTGTACAAATTCAAGTACAAGGGCGATCCGGACGAGCGCGAGCAGGTCGGCTTCATGGCCGACGAGGTCGAGAAGACGCACCCCGAGGCCGTCTCGGTGCGCCCCGACGGCCTGAAGCAGGTCAATTACGCTCTCGCCATGGCGGCCAAGTCTGCCGACGAGGTGACCCGCCAGAAGCGCGCATTTGGCGGCGGCCTCGGCGTCATGGACGATCCGTCCTTTGACCCCACCGCCGGAGGGTTCTCCGGCGTCGAGATGCCTCTGGATCGGCTGGCCCGGGCGCGCGCTGCGACCTCGGCAATCGAGTCTGGCGGGCGCTATGACGCCCTCGGCCCCATGGTGAAGGGTGACCGCGCCTATGGCCGCTATCAGGTCATGGGCAAGAACATCCCCAGCTGGACGGAGATGTATGCCGGGCGCCGCATGACGCCGGACGAGTTCCGCGCCGACAAGGGCGCTCAGGACGCCGTCTATAACGGCCGCATGGGCATGTATCTCGACAAGTACGGCCCGGAGGGGGCCGCCCGGGCGTGGTTCACGGGATCCCCGACAGGCAAGGGCTCGGATGGCTACACGTCCGCCGACGACTACGCTTCCCGGTTCATGAAGGGGTACAACGGCGGAAGCGCCGACATCCCGCGCGGGGAGGAGGCGTCTTATACGCCGCCCGCGTCGGCCAATGATGGGTCGGATTTCAAGGGCGGTCTGGGCTGGTTCGACAAGCCGGGGCTGCTGACCGGGGACATGATGTCAGGCGACATCCGCATGGGCCTCATGCAGGCTGGCGCGGCCATGATGGCCTCCAAGAGCCCCTATGCCGGGCAGGCGATTGGCGAGGGGCTGCAGTCCGGCCTTGGCGCCTATGCGGAGCTGCAGGAGAAGCGCCGCCGGGATGCTCTGGCGCAGTCGCAGATTGCCCACAGCAAGGGCGAACTGGGTCTGGCCGAGCGGCGGCTCAGTGCGGAAGTTCCGGAGATCGAAGCAAGGACCGCCGAGCTGAAACAGCGCACTGCGGCAGAGCGTTGGGATATTCGCCCCGGGCTCACTGGTTGGCAGGTCATCGACAGGACCAACCCGCAGGCTGGCGCTGTGATGGTGCCGTTTGGCGGACGACTTCCCGATGGCACAAAAGCCCCTCCCGCACCGGCTGGAGCATCGCCTGCCGGTGGCGGAGGCGCGGGCGGGGCTCCTACATCCCCTCCGGCTTCGCCCGCGCCAACCGCGCCCGCCGGGGCCACCGACCCAACGTCGGAGTCCGGCAACCATTACGATCCGATCACCGGCAATGTGCGCCCCGGCATGCCTTCTGACGGTTTCACGCCGCCGCCCGTCCAGACAGATCCCGGCATCACCGAGATGGATCACAACGGCAACCGCTATTTGTCGGACGATCCCGACGATCTGGCGCAGCCGCAGCAGTATCCTAGTAACCCGCAGGCCTTTAACCCGGAGGCCCAGCCGGGCCTGTTGGCGGCGGGGCGAGAGCAGTTGATGGCCGGGCAGGAAGCAGCCGAGAAAGCGCAACAGGCCAAGATCACCGCGCAGAACATGCGCGAGGCTATGTCGATCCTGAACAGCAATCGCTTCACCAAGGGCGGCGCAAATTTCGAGGAGAGGCTTGCGCTGGTGAAGAAGATCAACATGATCGCCAACCTGATGGGCAAGCAGGCGCCCTACCAGAACGAGGAGGCGGCAGCCAACTCTTTGCAGAAAGACACTTTCCGCATGGGCATGCAGGCGTTGCAGTCGCTGGCGGGCGGGCAGCGTGAGGCAGGCTTCATGCAGCAGGCTGGCATAGGCGCCGTGCCCAACGGCGAGCAGAACGGTCTTGGACAGCAGCGCCTGATGGCGTCGTTGGAGGTGCAGTCGCAGCGCATGATCGATATGCAGCGCTTCCGTGAAAAGTGGTCCGAGGCTACGGGCGGCGATCTCACCGGCGCCGACAGCTATTTCAACCAGCAGCGCCCCCCTTCATACTACGCCCGCAAGACGTTGCTGCTGTCTGTACCGCAGCCCGCCATTGCCGAATTGATGAGCGACCCGTCCCCGGCGCGCATGCGGCTCTTTGACAGCACCTTCGGGGCGGGGAGCGCGCGTCTTCTCGTCACCGGGAGGCACTGATGACGGAGCAGAATCCATTTCTCAAATACACCCAGCCGGGGTGGAACACGGCTGGCGCGCCCCCGGACATCCCAGAGGGCGGGGAGAACCCGTTCGACAAGTACCTTCCCGGTTACCGCAAACCGTCGCGGAGCAGCCCCACGGCCGACTTCACCCGGCAGCTTGGTGTTGGCGCGGTGCGCGGCGTCGAGATGGGCGCTGGCGCGGTCGGCAGCACTCAGCACGCATGGGATCAGGGCTGGGGTGGCATGATTAACCGGGGGCTCGCGCGGGCTGGCGCAGGTACCTACAAGCTGTTCGGTGGCGACCCCAAAAAGGCCGACGAGTTCGTCGCCGACATCGACAAGCTCAACCCCCTCGGCGAGGGGGAGGGCGATAGCTATAACGGCATGCCGACTGCTTCCGGCATGTTGAAGGCGGGAGAAGCCGTGCATGGCGCTCTGCCGGAGCCCGAAACCGACGCTGGCAAGTATGGCCGCACCATTGGAGAGTTCGTCCCCTTCGCCACCAACCCCGCAGGCGCATTCAAGCAGGGCGTTCGTAAGGGTATTGGGCGGGCAGCAACGGATCTAACTGTTGGCGCCGCTGTCCCGGGGGCAGCCTCGGAGGCCGCCGGGCAAGCGACAGAAGGGACCCCTTTTGAAAGCGCGGCGCGTTTTGGTGCTGGCCTCTTGGGCGGCGCCGGGGCTGCTGGTGTGCGTGGTGTTGCTGGCGCCGCCCGCGAGGCCCGCGTGGCGCAGAGGCAGCTGAACAATTCCGAAGGCCAGATGCAATTGGCTGGACAGCGCATTGCCGACGCCGCCAATGCCGAGACGGCGGCAAAACGCGCCCGTCTTGCTGACCAGCTGGAGACAGAGCCAGTTGGCGCCCCCGGCGTCCATGAAACGACGGCGCAGCGCATCGGAACAAATTCCGGACTTTATGATCTGGAAGAGCGGATGCGCGGCACCGATGCCGGTAGGCGCCCCTTCGCGGCGTTGGCGGAAAGCAACAACCAGCGCCTGACAAATGCGCTGGAGGGCATGGAGGGTCAGACCAGCGCTGGGGAAGTGTCGCAGCAACTGCGTGCTTTACGTGACGATATGGCCAGACGGGCGGATCAGGCTGTGGAGGCGGAGCGCGCCCGGGCGCGCGCGTCATCGGCCGCCATTCCGGATGAGCCCGCCCAAACGGTTGGGCAGGGCATCCGCGCCGCCGCGCAGGACTGGCAGGACCGCGTGCGCCGCTATGTCTCGGGGCTCTACGGCATCGCCGAAAAGCATGGTGTTAACGCCGTCGATCACGGCCCGCTACTGAACAAGGTCGATGAGGTCTATCGGCCCGATCTGTTCAAAGAGTTCACTGCGCCGGAAGTGAAGTTGGCTGAGGAAATCCGCTCCTCTGCCGGGCAGATGCCAACCCTGAAACAGCTGGACAGTCTGGCAGGGCGGATATCGCGAGAGATGCGTGAAGCCAATAAAACCGGCGACCGACAGGCCTATGGCCGCTTGACGCAAGTTCGGGGCGCTATCGAGCAGTCAATCGACGACACCATCGCGGCGCGCATCGCTCGCGAAAACAGCATGGTTGCAGCCGGAAGGATGATGCAAGAAGATACGCTTGGTAGGGCCATTGGGCGATATCATGCTGATTCCGACCTCATCCATGTCGACTCAAGAGCAGCTGGTGTGGGGGGACCGCCTTCTGGACCATCTGGATACGCTTCGACCCGGATTCCGCGAGATCCTGCTCTACAAGATCAGAACCGACCCGAACCCGGAACCGGTGGCCGTCGCAGCCCTGCGGGGCTATTACGAGATCTTCGGGGACGGGATGTATCTGGATCTGGCGAACGATCCCTAGGGGTAGGTGCGCGGGCCTTACGCCGGGCGCGCGGTGCCGCGCGCATGCAGCACGAAGTGTTCGATCAGGGCCCCCTTGACGATATTCTTGCGCCCGGGCGCGGCGTGAGGGGCTCTTATGGAACGCCCGAAAGCGATGTCCCCGGAAAGGTCTGGATAGCGGGGCGCAAGGGCGGCGAGACGATCCAGCAGTTCCTGCGCGGCCAGCAGGCAGCACGGCGCCCGGCTGATCAGGCTCTACAGCAGGTGTCGCAGGCAGCGGCCCTGTCACTGCGCAACACGCGCGGCGCCTTCCGGCCGGACGGCACGCTCGACCCGGACGTCTACAAGGTGTGGGCCGAACGCCATAAAGAAGCGCTGAACGCCCACCCTCAACTGAAGCAGGTGCTTGGTTCGGTGCAGCGCGCCTCCGAGACGCTCGACGCAACGGCCAAGACCGGCGCCCAGAAGATCGCCAATTTTGAAAAGGGAGCGGTTGCCGACCTGATCGGGCTGCGCGACTCCAGTAGCGTGACCAAAGTAGTGGGCTCAATCATGCGCTCGCCCGACCCTGTCCAGAACATGCGCAAACTGGCGCAGCGCGTCGGCCGCAACCCGGACGGGTCGCGCAACGAGACGGCTTTGCGCGGCCTGCGTCGCGCCATCGTCGAAGACATGATGGGAAAGATTCAGAACAAGACCGACATGGGCGTCACCGGTGGCCAGAAGTTGTCGTTTGGCCAAATGCGCAGCTATCTGAAGCAAAATCGGGCGGCAATGGCCACCGTCTTCCCGTCCGAGCAGATCCGGCAGATGGATCGCATCCTTGCCCAGATGGGCAGGCTGGAACGCTCGCGTACAGCCACCGTGTCGGTGCAGGGCGGACCGGGAACAGCTGAGAAGATCCTTGCTCAGGGCCACAAGATGGCCAGCACCTCGCCAAGCTTTCTCGACGTGCTGTTCTCCTCGCAGGCTATGGGCGAAACGGCCGGAGCGGTGGCCGGAAGCGCCGTCGGCGCGCCGGGCGTAGGCGCCATGGTTGGACGCCATATCGGGTCCGGCTACGCGCTGGCCAAATTCCTCCTTGGGAGAAGCGCCCGGGCCGGGCTTGCCACAGTCGATGATCTTGTTGCGCAAGGCATGATGGACCCTCAGTTTGGCGCCATGCTGCTGCGTAAAGTGCCGCTAGAATTCAAATCCGTTGCGCACATGAAAATGTTCGCAAATCGCTTTGAGCGAACTCTTCTTGCTTCAATGAACTCTGCCAACGCACCCCGGGGCGAAGACGATGGCCAGTAGCTACACTACCAACAAAAACATCGAGAAGCCCGCCTCCGGCGACTACCCCGGAGCTTGGGCTGCTCCGATCAATGCTAACTGGGACCTGATCGACAGCGCTCTCGGGGCGACGCTTTCTTTGGCGCTGACCAACGTCAACGTGACGCTGTCGCGCGTTCAGGCCGGAAACCTGATCATCAAGCTGACCGGCACCCTGACCGGGAACGTCCAGATCACCTTCCCGGCCTATGGCGGCTTCTGGGTGGTTTCGAACGAGACGACCGGGTCGTTCACCGTGACCATCGCCTGCGCTGGCGGCGGCACGACGATCACGGCAGCCCAGTCGGCGCGCACCATCGTCATGACGGACGGCACCAATGCGCGCATCGCGGATGACCGCGTCGTGCCCTCCACCGTGGCCGGACCTCCCCCGGGCGAGATCGCCATGTATGGCGGTTCGACGGCTCCCACCGGATGGCTGGAGTGCGACGGGGCGGCCATCTCGCGCACCACATACGCTGCGCTCTTCACGGCGATCAGCACCAACTATGGCGTCGGTAACGGATCGACTACGTTCAATGTCCCCGACTTCCGTGGCTACTTCGCGCGCGGCTGGGACCATGGGCGCGGCATCGACACGGGCCGCGCGCTCGGCACGACGCAGACCGGGAACGTCGGCACCCACACGCATTCCGGCACCACGGCGTCGAATGGCGACCACACCCATAACGTGACGAATGCCGCCTGCGGCCTTGGCGCTGGCGCCTACAGCAGCAGGCCCTCGTCGTTCGCCTCCACAGGCCCGACGCCGGGCACCGACACGGCTGGCGCCCATACCCACACCTTCACAACCGACAGCGGCACGCAGACAGGCGAGACGCGGCCGGTGAACCTGTCTGTGATGTTCATCATCAAGACCTGACGGAGGGAACAATGAGGCTGCTCGGCATGGCCCTGATCGCCACGGGCCTCCTCATCTGCGCGGCAGCCTGCATGCCAGCTCTCCGGAATGGAAACGGCCTGATCGGGAACAAGCAGTCTCGCCCGGCCTGCCATATCGAAACCGACTACGGCATCAAGTTCTTCGACATGGAGGATCCGCAATGCTCTCGCTCCTCGCGATCCCGGTCTGCGCAGCCCTGAATCGGTTTCGTGGCGGTGGCATCGGCGCTTCCGAGCTACCGGGCCATCCGCGCTTCTATGTCTGGCCATTCGTCGGCCTAGTCGCTGCTCTGGTTCAGGAAAGCTGGTGGGGCTTCCTGTTCGGGGGCGCCTATCTGGCGTGGTCTTTCCTGCCGTGGGGTCACTTCATCGGCATGGGCCGCTTCGTGCCGAACAGGCCATGGACCAAGCTGGAGGAGACGGTCGACCGGATTGCGGACGGCGACCCGCGCCTCGCGCTGGGCCTGCTCTACGTCGCGGCGCCCGTGGCGCTGTTCCCGTGGGTCTACATGACCGACGCCTATCTGGCGGGCCTGATGTCGCTTCTCTTCCCGATCCTCGCCCCGCTGGCCTACGAGGCGTCGTGGGGCATGTCTCCCAAAGGTGAGGAAATCCGCAACGCCGAAATCGCCGTAGGCGTCTGGTGGGGTGTTCTGGCGTTTGCAGGGGGCATCGCGTGACGACCACCGCGCAGGTTCTGCGGGCCGTCTGCCCGAACGGACGCCCGGATCTCATGGACGGCTTCGCGCAGGAGCTTGACCGCTCCGGCGAGGCGCACGGGCTCGGCGCCGACCATGCGCTGCGCCGGGCGCACTTCATTGCCCAGTGCGCGCATGAGTCGGACGGTTTCCGCACCTTTCAGGAATACGCCTCCGGTCAGGCCTATGAGGGGCGCAAGGATCTCGGCAACACCAAGCGCGGCGACGGCAAGCTGTTCAAAGGGCGCGGCCCGATTCAGATCACCGGACGCGCCAATTACCAGAGGTTCGGCTCCCTGATCGGCGTCGATCTCATCCGCGACCCATCAGCGGCGGCGCGCCCGGATGTGGGCACCAAGCTGGCGCTGGCCTATTGGGATGATCGCAATCTCTCCGCCTACGCTGACCGCGATGATGTGCGAGCCGTCACCAAGCGCATCAACGGGGGCTACAACGGCATCGAGCAGCGCCGGGCCTACCTTGCCCGGGCCAAGGCCGCCTTGGGGCTGCAGGACCCTCCCGTGGCCGCTGCGCAGCCTGTCGGGCTTCTCTCGACGGGGATCGCCGAACCGCCAGCGCAGGGCAAGGTCAAGGTGGTGCAGGAGCGCCTCGACGCTCTCGGCTATCACATGGTCGGGACCCCCGACGGCCAGATCGGCCCGCGCACCGTCGCCGCCCTCTCCGCCTTTCAGGCCGAGAATGACCTGCCCGTCACCGGCGCCCTCGATATGACCACGGAGGAAGCGCTCTGGAGCGCCGACCCCCACCTCGTGCCAGACGAGCGTGCCAACGGAAAGCCGGGCGATTCCCAGATCCTCAAGACCGCAACAAAGCTTCGTAATGGCGCGGCGGTCGGCGGCGTCGGCGGTGGCGCCCTGTTGCAGGTCATCCCAGACAGCCCGGATGCTGTCCTCGACAAGGCTGAGCAGGCGCATTCCTACTTCGCCCGGGTACAGGCCCTCCTGTCCCCCCTCTCGTGGGTTCGCGATTTCGTCATGGAGCACCCCGGCCTCGTCCTGATGGCCGGGAGCGCCGTCGTCGTCGGGCTCGCTCATGTCATCTACTCCCGCAGGCTGGAAGACTACCGGACGGGGAGGGTTCCTTGATCACCGCCGCTCTGTCGTTTCTGCAGGTCGGGTGGTCCATTTTGACCTCGCGAATCGGATTGGCTGCATGCACTTTCGCCGTCGGCTACGGCCTGTGCTGGTGGCAGACGATTGACGACGCCGCGCTGCGCGCCGCCAAGGGACGGGCCGAAGCGCTGCAGCGCGATCTCGATGCCGCCAGACTGGCGGCCAAGTACGACGAGGTGATCCTCACAGAGCAGCGCGAGCGCGCGACGAAGGACAGGAAGCTGATCGATGACTATGCAGCAGAACTCGCCAAGCGCGAGATCGTTCCTGAGCCCGTCACGCCAGAGCCGCCCCCGGCGCCGACGCCCGCCGTCGCTGAGCCGACCCCTCCCCTGCGGATCCCGGCGCTCCCCCGCCGCCCCGATCCTTGCCGCCTTACTGACCATGACATTGGGCGCCTGCGCCCCATCGGCCAGTAAGGTCATGCTGCCACCTCTCCCGGCAGCCGTCTCCGAAGTTCCTGCGCCAGAATTGCGCCGGGGTCAGGACGCCCGCATCGCGCTTGCCGAGTGCCGCTCTGCACTTGCTCAGGCGAATGCGGTCATTCGCAGCGTGGACGTGTTCTACGCAGATCTGGTGGCGCGCTATGGCGGGCAATAACATGCAGATGCAACAGGAGACGGCGGACCACGTCGCGAAGATTGATTCGCGCGTCACGGGGCTGGAAGTCCAGTTCAGGGCCCTCGACGCGAACCTTACAGCGCTAGGGGCCGACACCAAGGCGAACTTCCAGAACCTCTCGGCGGCCATCAACCAGCTGGGCGCCAAGCTGGAAGGCTCACAACGCACCAACTGGCCAGTGCTGATCTCCGGGGCTCTCCTGATCGTCTCGATCCTGTCTGCTCTTGGCGTCACCTTCTGGAGCCCGGTGAAGAGCGAACTGGAGCGTCTCACCGCCGAGACGCGGGTGCTCGCGAAAGAAAAGCTGGATCGCGAGGAGAGCGCCATGTGGACGCGCTTGCGAGACGAGCAGTTTGCCCGGCGAGACGAACGCGACCGGGACCTGCAAGCGCGCGTGGATAGGCTGGAGCACAAGGCCTACGGGTTCTAGACATCAGCCTCTACATGTGCCAAGCTTATGCTATCCTCCGGAATGGTTCCGGATGGAGAGTGGCTCCTGCCACTGCATTTGTTGGCCTCAGTTCCAAGACCGACTGGCCGGGCTTCGCGCCCGGCCTTTTTCGTCAGGCCTCGATGGTCAGGCGCGTGATCAGCAGGCTCCGCATGTGCTTCCGCACGGCCGCCATGGCATCGGCCAGAGCGAACGCACTTGCGGGGCTGGCCCCATCGAGGGGCGACCCGTCGCCGTCGATGTTCATTGCATTGTGGCGGCTTGCTTCGCTTCCTGCTGCTCAGACAGCACCAAAGTGACGACATCCTGCAAATTCGCCGCAGCTTCGATCAGGCGAAGCATCTGGCCCATCGTCGTCAGCGATCCCGGGTCGGCGGTCCTCATGATCTCGGCCCGGATCCCGCGCGCGATGGAGCGGTAGTCAAACGGGCGGAAGGCCACATAAGCGCCCACCACGAGATCGGCGACGTGGGCCAGTAGCTCGGCTTCAGTCGGAGGTGGAGGTGTGTCTGCCGGTTCGCTCACGGGGCGACCTCTTCGGGAAGGGGCGGGACGGGATCTTCGCTTTGGGACGGGGCTGGTAGTCGGCGGGCAGGAAAGCGGGCACGGGCGCCTTTTCCAGAAGGCGTGCGCGGAACTCCTGTTCCTTCTTTGACAAACGCTTCGACTTCGCGATGGCGTGAATATCGGAGCCAGCTGTGGTAGCGGGCTTCCCCCTCGATTTCTGAGAATGACACCGCTTGTGGACCCCTCTGATGTTACTGGGGCGGTCCTCGCCGCCAAGGGCGAGCGGCACGGCATGATCGTATTCGATCCCATTCTTGCCGAGCCGCTCGCCGCAGAGCGGGCACACGGCCTGCTCCAGCAAGATTTCCACCTTCTCCATCAACGTCAGCTTCTTACGCGCCACGGCCATAGAGGGCCTCCCGCACTGGCCATCCACGTTTTAGACGATACAGGATAGTATTGTATTTCAGCCCTAGTTCTTCGACTGCTGACGCCAGCGGAACCATCCGGCCGTTGAACTCGATCAGATGGTTCACTCTCGTGTTGCGGGCCTGCTGTTTTTGGGTGGCCCAGATGCAATTCCCCGGATCGTAGTCGCCATTCACATTGAGGCGCTCGATGGAATAACCGGGGCCGGGCTTCGGTCCCATATCTTCCAAGAACACCTCGAATGAAGCATCCCAGCGAGCGCAAACCTTGATGCCTCGCCCGCCGTGATGCGGGTAATATTCATGTTTCGCCCGGCACCTCAGATTGATCCAGTGCCGATATTCCGGTCTTTTCGTCACTCCGTTCGGATTCGGAAGCATCCTTCCTGTCGTTGGGCACCTCGCCATCCTCAGCCCCCTCGATGGCCGCCAGAATACGGCCGACAATCTCTTCCAGCCTGTCAATCCGGGTGGCCACTTTCGCCAGCCCGACAAAGGTCGCGAGGTCGATGGCCGCCGGGGCAGGAACCTCACTCGCCTTGGCGCCCTTCACGAGGTCGCCAAATGCCCACGGGTCCTCGCACTCAACCGTGCCGTCGCCGAGGAACTTCAGCGTGATCATCTCGCTCATCCCGGCCCGGCGAAGCTGGATCACCAGAGGGAAGTGCGGCTGCACGCTGACCGGCTGGCCTGCGCCGTTCAGAAGAGGCGGCTGGCTCATTGTCGCTCCATAGGTCCCCGTATGACATCCCCAGCATCTGCTCGACGGGGGCGAGCAAATCCCTGCGCCGGACATCCGGCACGATCTCGCTCAGGATAAGCTGCAGCGCGCCGTCGAAAAAGGCTTTGAACTCAACCTGATCCATTTTTGCGAAGCTGGTGCTGGATACGATGGGGATAACTTCTCCGTCGTGCAGGGTCAGCTTGTCGAAATAGCCGAGGCTGTACTTCAGGGCGAGGTGCAGCTGCTCCGCCTTTTGATAGACAGGATGCCCCTTGCACACATGCGCCAGCAGAGCCCAATAGAACCGGTGATGCCGTGGCGACCGGCTTTGGCGCACCAGAACCGTCACCGGCTTCATCGGAGACAACTGCTCCAGAATTTCAAGGTCATGCGGTGTCATCGGCACCAGACGGGAATACTCCCGCCTCATCATCATCTCGTGTGCCACGCGCAGTCCTCCTGATGCGGGGCGGCTCAGGATGAGCCTGCCATTGCGAGCATGCCGCAGCATAGTGCGGGACGCCGTGCTTGGGGCGCTGTCCGGTCATCATCCACGCCTTGTGGCAGCGCCGAGGGTTGATGATTCTGTCGGGGCCATACCCGGTCGACGAATAGGTGGGAACCCAGTCGCTGGACACTCGGTCCCAGACCCATTTCCTGCCCCAGTAGAGGCAGGATCCGCATGTCGTGCCCGGCGGCCCACGACCTGCAAACGAAGCCATCCCCTCGTAGGTTCCCGCCACCATCAGATCGGCGTCGGTAGTTTTCAGATTCGGGTTGGGGCTGAGCGGCTTCACTGGCCACCATCGAGTTCGCGCGACCGCTCGTTGAAGGCAGTGTCGAATTCTGCCCGCTCGTTCGCCGACCATTCCTCGCGGGGCCCGGCCCACTGGTCGAGCACGGACGACAGCTCGAAAATATCCACAGCGCTCTGAATATCGAGCAGGGCCTGTGCATAAGCCTCATTGGGCGCGTCGGTGAAGTCTGCGTCCTCCGGGTCGTCGAGCGGCGGCGGGCCCTTGGGCTTTGCTGCCTCTGCGTAGGGCGTCGTCGACCGACCACTGGTCACCTTCACGGCGGCTCCCCGCGTGCCGGATCCCGTGCGCAAGTCGAGAACGACTTCCTCCGCTTTCTGCGCCTCGATGGCCGGTGTCGGGTCTTCGATCACCGGCGGGCGCTCGACCACGCGCAGCTGCTCGGCCTGCTCGATACGCTCGGCCTCGTCCTCGTCATAGATCCCGGCAAACCCGAAGGCGAGGCGGGCGCACTGGATCCACGCCTTGTGCCGCAGCATGCGCTTCGTGTGGCTCTGCCACGGCCCGGCGTAGCGGTTCTGGCCGCGCGGCGGCTGGTAGACCTCGTCGAGGTACTCGCGCACGACGATGGGCCGCGAGCGGTCCTTGCGGGTGATCGAGCACTCGATCCACGCCGGGCACGGCTTGTGCTCGCTCCCCGGGTGAACTGTGATGGCGCTCGCGTAGGAGAACTCGACGCCGTCCATCGCCTTGTGCTCGTTGATGATGCGGGCCCAGCCATCGACGCTGACGATGGGGATGATCGCGTCCTTGTCGGCGAAGGCGTAGATCTCTTTCGTCCACGGGTTCAGGCCATGCTGCTCGGCGACGATGAGCAGGGCCTGCATCTGCTCGTCCGTGATCGGCCTGTTGTCGCGCTGGCGGAACGCCGTGGCCTTCAGGGTCGACAGCAGCCTGTTGGGCTCGACGCCGTAGCGCTCTGCAAATCGCGCCACGAGCTTCTTGGACTTCTCGGTCGCCACCGGAACGACGCTCTCTTCGGTCACGGCATGCCCCTTTCGTAGTGATCCTTGATCCACCTGCGGATCCTGCGCCGGGCGTCCCACGACGACGGCGCTGTTCGAATATGAGGACGCCGGTTGGGGCGCTGCAGCAGATAGCTGACGCGCCCGTGCCCGATGTCCTCGATGATCCCGGCCCGGAAACCGTCCTGCTCGATCACCACCTCCAGCAGGAAGAGGATGCCGGGCCGCATCAGGCCCTGTGCTCATCGCGGACCTCGACACCCACCACCGGAACCCCGGCGGAGATCATCCGCTTGGCCGCCTTGCGAATCGCGTCGAGGAGGTCCGGCTGATCCGGAACCTGCTGGAGAATGCTCTGGGCCGCTGTGGCAGCGTCCGTCACCACGACAACCTGCACGGTCCGGAAGCCCTTGGGGGCCTCCCTCAGGGGCTCGGAGGGCACCGGGCCGTCCGCTACCTGAGCGGCAGCCTCGCGCGCCTTCTTGGCCTCCTCGCGGCGCTTCCTGTCGCGCTCCACGCGATAGGCTGTGAGGATGTCCGACAGGCGCTTCTTGACCGTGTCGGCGCGCTCGCGCACCAAGCGCCACTTGTCGTCGACAGCCTTCCCCGCCTTGACCAGAGGGTCCTTCTCGGCGCGGAACCCATCCTCGATGGTCTTTGCCACGTCGGCCACGAGCTTCTTGAACTGCTCGCCCTGCGCGTCCTTCTCTTCGCTGTCCACGGCGCCGATCTGGTCGATCCACGCCTTGATGCGGCGCTCGACCGACTTCAGCTCATCGAGCGCGACTTCCTCGGGAAGGCCAGAATTGTGGCCGATGCCCGTGTAGACGGGCGCGTAGGACGGCTGATCGATTGTCTCGGTCTGCGTGACCTCGACACCCGGCCCGAAATGTTTCTCGGCTGCGGCGACGACCTGCTGGATCGTTTCGGGTCCGGAAGCAATCGCCGCCGCCGTCTTGGCGGCCTGCAACACCTTCCCTTCCTCGTCCTCGATGTGATCGATCCCGTCGGGCCACGGGTTCCCTGCCATCACGGAGGCGTAGATAGCCGCCTTGATGGGGCGCGTCGCGCAGTGCGTCCAGATCTCGTATGGATCGGTCTTGATCTCGCCACGCAGGGCCTTCAGGCGGCCGTCGTCGTCAATCCAGATCGCTACCGGATCCCACCCCTTGCCGTCGCGCGCCTTGGTCTTGTAGCGCCCCGGCTGCGGCTCGTTCTCATGGATGGGAAGGGTCGGCGTGCCAATCAGTTTCGGGTTGGCCAGCGCGTTGCGCCACCAGTCGTGCGGATCTGTCTTGATAGTCATCCTTGCAGTCCTCTCTGTCTCCGTCATGCGACGTGGCCCCATGGAAGAACGCCCAGATCAGGACGTTCAGCGCGGCCCACGCGGCGATCACAAGCCACCAGTCGTGGAACGCCTGTATCAGCACCGATCCCACGACAGTCATTGTCACCCCCTTTTCCGTTTGATGTCCGACCAGATGTCGCGGAGGATCTCCCCAAGAGACTGCCATCCCTCACCGGGCGCGTCCTCGGGCAGGCGTTCCGCGATCATCATCTTCAGCGTGAAGAAGACCGGCGTCAGGGCGGAGGCCCGGTTGTTCCACAGGAACCACTCTTCGCTTCCGTCTGGGTGCCGATCCCTCTCCGCCTTGTAGCGCAGCTCCAGCTTCTCGACACTCTCCCTGAACTCGCGCAGGGCGTCAACAGGCTGTTCACTTGTCTGAAGCAAGGCGCCTCCTCGACCGGCCCGCAGCGAGGCCACCCTTGCGGCCCGCCTTAATCGCCAGTTCCTTGTTTTGGCTGAAGGCGCGGTTGTCAGCTTTCACGCTCTTGCCACCTTTGACGCCAGCTACGGAGGCCAGCACCTTGCTGCGGCTGAAGGACCGCTTCTCATGCGGAACGGCCTTCCCGCCCATGGATGCGATGCGGCGCCGCTCCTCAGGCGACATCACCGCAAACCCGCGTCTCTTTTTCTGCTCGCTCATGCTTTCCTCTTTTTCGAACCCGCCTTGACGATGGGCCTCTCGTACCCAAGGCACCTAACGACAGCTTCTACCGTGGCGTTGTTGGGACGCTTGGTGTTTCCAGCAAACCAGTTCTGCAGTGTCTGCTTGGTCACGCCGCTTTTTGCCTCGATATAGGCGTATGTAACCTTCTCATCCGCGATGATCGTTCGCAGATGATCGATGACAGGATCCTTGTCGATGAAATTATAACTCAGGTAAAGCTTCACCTTGCTTCTCCCTTCTGTTGTCCACAGCTCAGGTCACGGAACTACGCGGTAGACGGTCTTGCGCGGAACGCTCGGGTCGCCACGGCGATGGCCGCGCACATTGACCAGACGCCCGTCGCGCAGGCGCCGGGTGAATGGCCGCACCTCGTGCTCGCACACCTTGCGGCCGGTCGGCTCGCCCTTGGGTTGCGCCAGAAGGCTGGTCAAGCTGGGGAGGGCGTCGCCGATCAGCACCGTCTCGGGCTTGGTCAGCGATACCGTGACCACGCGCTCGTGCCGATGGGCGTTCAGGCGCTGCCGAACCCCCTTGGGGGCAGCCCGGCGCATCTGGAACTCTTGCGGCCGGTTTTGTTCGAAATGCAGGTAGGTCATCACCCAGAGGCGGCACAAGTGCACCACCGTCAGGTTCTGGTCATCGGCATCCTCATCGACCGGGATGAGATCGCCACCCAGAGACTCGAACACCACTTCGACACCAGTGATGCCGCCAGTGACGATCCAGAGGCAGATGATGCTGTTCTCGCTGTCTCCATCCCAAAAGCCGAGCCGCATGATGAACGGTTCGATCCGGCTGACTTTGAAGATCCTGTCCATGTAGGCAAAATCGCCGGACCGGTCGCCAATCAGGTGGTCGAACTCGGCGCCCTTTCGAGCAAGGAGGCGCCACGCCTCGTGCGTGACATCAAGGCGGCGCAGCTTGCGCGGATCGCGCTGGCCGGGGCGCAGCGACAGGTTCAGCCACGCCATGTCGCAGAATTTGTCAAAATCCATAGCCATCACTTTCCCTCCCTATTCTTTGAAAGAGCGGCATTGTAGGCGTTCGTCACATGATTACTTCGAGCAGATGCGTATCCAAACATCTTGGCGTGTTTGTCGCTGCAAAAGAACTGGTCTTCGTAGGACTCGCCATCCCACGTCGCGAAGCTGTTCACAACGCGACCGAAACTACGGTCAGCCGACAGGGAGCCGTTTTCGTCGCGGCGCCACCAGATGTCATCGTAGCGGACGCTGACGACGGTCTGGTTGACCAAGCGCTGACAGTCAGCCTTGGAACGCGGCGGATTTTCCGGGTCGACCGACAGGACGCCACAGAAATAGGGGCGATCATTTTCCTCGCCGCGCGGATGCACGAACACGCTGCGCGTCTTCTTTCCGATGGGCGCGCCGCAGTAGCGGCACAGGGGCTGGGCGGGGCTCTTGAAGGTCACAGGCTCCTCCAGTCTTCCGGCCCCGACTGCTCGGCGAGAGCAAGGGCGGCGTCCATCGCGCCCTTGGCCTTGTCGCGCACGCGCTCGATCTCGGCTTCGTGCTTGGCACGGTCGAGGCCGTACTCGGCGTCCCGTCCGATGTAGTCGCGAGGGTGCGGCGCGCTGAGAATCAGCGCGTCAAACAGCCGGTCGTAGGCCTTCTTCAGGGTCAACTGATGGCGCACGAGGTCCTTCAGGCTGGTGCCGTTGACGTTGACGTGGGCGACCATCACGCAGCCTCCCCAAACTGAAGAACGGGCTTGATGGAGAAACGGGTCACCTCGGTGAGGCGCTGGAATTCCGGCAGGCGGTCGCGGAGATATTCCTTGACCTCTGCCTGATCGAGCACCAATGACGTGGTGGTCGTGATCGTGATGCTGAAGGCGTTGCCCTCCGCGACTTCGACGCGGCGCTTGCGCAATTCGGCCTTGAGAGCAGCCACACGGGCCTCGGCATCCTTGCGCTGCGCGTCGGCGGCGCCAAGCGCGTCGGCAATCTGGACGAGGGTCATCTTGGTCGGGGTCATCGCAATCCTCCGTTCTGACCAGATGAAGCTACACCAGATTGCCGCTTGACGCAATGCCTTTTTGGCATGATGATGAGGGTATGAGGACTGCACCCATCCCCATCATCCGGTTCATCCGCGAGCGCTACTTTCATGCGACGCAGGAGTCTTTTGCCGCCCTTCTGGGGGTGCATCAGGCGACGGTTGCGAAGTGGGAGCGCTCGACGTTCTCGCCAGACATCGATCTGCTGCGCCGCATCCGCAGCGCGGCGCGCGGCGCTGGCTTGCACTGGCAGGATGATGTGGTTTGGGCCTATGCCATGGGAGACGGCAGCGTTTCTCCACAGGTGTGGATTACGCCGCGAATCCACCTAGACGAACCGTAGCGCTCAGGCCAAGATCCCCGCCGCATCATGTGATTCGGGGGTTCGATGACACTGCCGTGTCTGCCAACGCGCCAGCCGCCAGAAGGCTCCCCATGACGGGGCACCCACCTGATCTGGTAGAGGCTGTCGTTAAGGAGTACGGCAGAAAACGTGCGCAGGACGTGGCGGCCGAATATGGCCTCCCGTCCCGATCATCTGTCATTGCACTCTGGTATCGGGCGAGGCGGTCTGGTCTGATTGACAAAAAGACGGCGGTCGCAAAGACCGTAGACAGCTCAGATAAACAGAACAGGAAGTCATTGATGTCCGCCCCAGCCAGAAAACATGATCCCGAACCCGAACCGAGGGTTGCATTGCCTATCGATGGCGATCCGCAATTGCGCGAATGCAACATCATGGGCCTTCATTATTTGTCGTGCAGGTGGATCGTCCGTGGATCCGGCGTGTCCGCGATCTATTGCGGTGAGCGCAAGAGCAAGGGTGCCTACTGCACCGCGCACGCAAAGCTGGCCTATGTGCCGATCCGCCTCATCCAGAGCAAGCGCGCCCGGTGATCCTCATGGCCCGTGTTCCACGACCACGACAGGAGGGCATCCCGAAAACGCCGGAGGACGGCCTGCAGATCGCGTGCGTCGCGTGGGCGCGCGCGCAGTGCCCGCACGTCATGGTCCTGCACATCCCGAATCAGGGGAAGCGGTCGAAGGCGTATGGCGGGGTCCTGAAGGCCATGGGCCTGAAGCGGGGAGCGCCTGATCTGGTGGTCGTGCTGCCCGAGCAGCGCGTGATTTGGATCGAGATGAAGACCGAGGCGGGCACGCTCGACCCGGACCAGAGAAAGATCCACGCGCAGCTGCGCGAGCGCGGGCATGTGGTTGAGGTTGCGCGCTCCCTCGACGAGTTCCGGCAGGTCTTCGTCGATTATGGCCTCTGGATCCCCGGATCACGGCCCGGGAGGGCTACGTGAGGTCATGACCAGCTTCTCCGACTTCGCCGACATCCCGCCGGGCCGCTACAGCGCCATTATGGCAGACCCGCCATGGCGGTTCGCCACCTTCAGTGATAAGGGGCGCGGGAAGTCGGCTGAACGGCACTACCAGACGATGACGCTGGACGCCGTCAAGCGTCTGGGCGTCGAAAGCATCGCCGCCGCCGACTGCATGCTGTGGCTGTGGGCGACGGCTCCGATGCTACCGCAGGCTCTGGAGGTCGTTGATGCGTGGGGGTTCACCTACAAGACGTCAGGCGTCTGGGTGAAGACCACGCGCGGTGGCGCACCAGCTTTCGGAACGGGGTACATCCTGCGCTCCGCGCACGAGCCGTTCATCATCGCTACGCGCGGCAAGCCGCCGGTCTGCTCGCGATCCGTTCGCTCCGTGGTGATGGATCAGCGCCGCGCCCACAGCCAGAAGCCAGATAGCGCCCGCGTCATGTTTGAGCGCATGACGGTGCCGGAGCGCATCGAACTTTTCGCGCGAACCACCCCAGAGGACTGGGATGTGTTCGGCAACGAGACGACGCGCTTTGAGGAGGGCTGCCATGTCGAAGTCGCGAGTCAGGCTTCCTGACTATCTGGTTGCAGAAGCAGAGCTTCTTGGGCTCCCGCCACCCGTGATGGAGGCCGGGTCCCGGCACCTGAAGGTCTACATCGACGGTCATCTCGTGACGGTCCTGTCGCACGGGTCCACGAAGGAGGGATGCCGCACGACGCGGCTGAACACGCTGCGCGCCATCCGGCACTTTGCCCGGGAGCGCTCCTATGGATGAGATCACCCGACAGGCGGACGAGATCGAGCTGCTCTGCGCCGAACGGCGCGACCACATCACCGCGATGAAGCGCAGCAAGAAGATCCACTACGCCCCGGAGATCATCGCCTTGGCCGAGGTCCGCTTGGACATCCTCCGCCGGGCCGCGCGCACCATGCGCGCCATCGCCAACAACGCCGAGGCCGTCAGGGCCGCGCTGAAGAAGGGAGTTGACCATGGTTGACTGGTTCCGCTCGTGGCACGGCGCTCCGATGGACGCCAAGTTTTTGGTCGTGGCGCGTAACGCAGGTGTAACGCCGGGTATCGTTTCATGGCTTTTTTGGCACCTCTGCGACATCGCATCGAGCGACTCCGAGGACCGGGGAAGCATCTCTTCCTTCGACCCCGAAACCGCCTCGGTGTGGACGGGATGGCCGCAGGAACAGATCGAGTCAGCGCTTCATGCGATGCGTGAAAAAGGAATGATAACTAACGAAAATCGCTTACATAATTGGGAGAAGAGACAGCCGAAGCGAGAGGATGATTCGAGGGAGCGTGTCAGAGCGTTTCGTGCGCGGCGTGACGCAGAGAAACGCGATGTAACGCAGTGTAACGCCCCAGAGGAGAAGAGAGTAGAGGAGAATCCCTCTACGGAAGAGTCTCCTCCGACTCCAACTGAGACTCGGACTCGTTCCTCGACGCGAAAAACTCGCGTCTCGGCGACCGAGCCTCCGCCGGGCTTCGACCTGTTCTGGCAGGCGTACCCCCGGCGAGACGCGAAGCGCGATGCGATGCAGGCGTTCCGCAAGGCGCTGGAGACAGGCGCCACGGCCGAGGAGCTGCTGCGCGGCGCCCGGTCCTACAGCGAGCACTGCAGCCGCCTGAAGGCCGACGAGAGGCGGTTCATCAAGCTTCCGGCGACATGGCTCAACAAGGGCTGCTGGGAGGACGAGGGGCTGTTCAGCCGGGCCAGCGGCTTCACGCTGTCGAAGCGCGCGGCGAGGGCGACATGAGCGGCGCGGCGGAGATCCTTGCCCGGGAGGGCATCCGGTGCTCGTCGGCGCCGGGCGACCACCACACCACCTGCCCTAGGTGTTCCTACTTACGCCGAAAGAAAACGCAACGCTGCCTTTCGGTCACGGTGACGAATCAGGAAACGTTGTGGCTATGCTGGCATTGCGGCTTTTCGGGAGGACTGCGACATGACGGAAATCAATCCGGATCACAGACGATGGCTAATCGAGGAAAGGCGGCTGGACCCGGACGTGGTCCGACGCATGGGGATCTACTCCGTCGCGCGGCAGCCGGATGGGTCCGCCGTGCCTGACGCCACGGGGCGGGTCATGGCCTTCCCGTTCTGGCGCGACGGCGAGGAGGTCAACACCAAGTACCGTGGCCCGCAGAAGCTGTTCTGGCAGCGCAAGGGCGGCCGGAAAGTGTTCTGGAACCGGGATTGCCTGAAGGACGAGCGTCTGGCCTCTGGCGCCCTGCCGCTGGTGATCTGCGAGGGCGAGATCGACGCGATGAGCCTGATGGCGCTGGTGCCGACCGTGGTGAGCGTGCCGGATGGCGCGCCGCCCGCCCGGGGCGCCGACGGCAGGCTGATTGAGGTCCCCGAGGGCGCTGACGACATCGTGGTCGGGGACGACACGAAATTCGAGTTCCTGCACGCCGACTGGGATCTGCTGGCGAAGGTGAAGCGGATCATCATCGCGGTCGACGCGGACGAGCCGGGCCAGAGGCTGGCGAAGGAGCTGGTGCGCAGGCTTGGCAAGCCGCGCTGCGAGTTCATCGAGTGGCAGGGCCACAAGGATGCCAACGAGGTGCTGTGCCACGAGGGGCTGCAGGCGCTCTCGGCTTGCTTCTACGACGCCAAGCCCTACCCGGTGAGCGGCATCTACGGGCCGGACGACCTTCCGCCCCGCCAGCCGTTCGAATATGGCTCGACGCCGTGGGGGAGGCTGGACGAGATCCTGAAGCCGTACTGCCCGGCGCTGACTATCGTCACCGGGTTCGCCAACCACGGCAAGAGCGCGTGGACCATGCAGCTCGCCGCACACCTCATTGCGCGCCACGACTGGCCGACGGCGATTGCCTCTTTCGAGATGCTGCCGGAGGTGGTCCTACACGCCATGGAGAGGGCGGCGGCGGAGAGCATCCCGGGGCCGAAGGTGGACGCCATGCGCCGGGCCCACGAGATGATGCGCAACCGGCTGAAATTCATCTCGCCAGACCCCGAGCAGGACGAGGTGACGGACGTGGACTGGCTGCTCGACAGGGCGACGACATGCGTCATCCGCTATGGCATCAAGCACCTGATCCTCGACCCGTGGAACGAGATCGAGCACAACCGCCGCCGTGACGAATCGCTGACCGAGTACACCGGGCGGGCGTTGCGCAAGATCCACCGCTGGCGGCGCCAGATGGAGTGCTCTGTGACCATCGTGGCGCACCCGACCAAGAGCGCAGCGGCCAAGGACCCGGAAGACCTGACGCTCTACGACGTGAGCGACTCGGCGCACTTCGCGAACAAGGCCGACGTGGGCATCGTCGTGGCCCGTCTGGGGGACGTGGCGAACCCGCAGGAGCGCATGACGGGCGTCTACGTCAAGAAGGTGCGCTACCAGCCAGAGACGGGCCTGCTGGGCTCCGTGGAGCTTGTTTTCGACAGGGACGCGCGGACCTTCCATTGACAGGCGCCGCACCCCGGTGCAGTGTCGCGTCAAGAGGTGGCGAGCCGCACGACACTTGCTGCCTCTCTCGGCCCCGACGCTATGGCAGATTTCGCAGTCCTCCACGAGCGTCGGGGCCACTCAATCACCGCACACACCATAGATACCAGCGCACCAGCAGAAACCCCGCCGCAAGCGCGAGGCCTGCGACGGGGCAGAGAAGCCCTGTGAGGGCGATGGCGGCGGCCATGCGGTCAATCCACGTAGAACTGGTCCCGGTAGAGCAGGCCGCGCTTGGCGTAGCCGCACCATTTCTTCTGGGCGGTCGTCAGGTCTGTGAGAACCGCCGGAGGCAGCTTGCAGGTGCTGCTGAGCGCCAGCAGGTCGCTGAGCATGCGGCATCCCGTGTCGCCGGTCATGCCCTGCGGACCGCTCAGCCACGAGGCTGTCTCACGATGCTTGGCTTCGTAGGTGGTGCAGTCGGCGAACGCCGGGGCCGTAGCCGCGACAGCCGCCGCAATGATGAGTGCACGCAACATGGTCGTCTCCGTTCTGGGCTACCCGCCCCTGAGCCGGGCACCGTGGCGCCCGGCTGGGGGGAAGGTCAGGCCCGCTCTGGGGCGTGCTCAAACCATGCGTTGGCGATTAGCCCAACGACGGAGCGTATCTTGCCCTCGACCAGCAGCTTCCCGGCTCTCACGCCCCGGTCATAATGATCGGTGCGCGCGTGGTGGACGATGGCAACCAGCGCGGACGCATGCTCGTGTGGGAAGGCGGAGACGGTGAGCCACGGCTCGCCGTCCTCGGCGTCGCGGATGACGGAAACGCCGCTCGTCGTTTCGATGCTGAACGTGCCGATGCCGGGCACGGTGAAGATGTCGGCCATGTCGCAGTCCTTTTGCTGGAGGAAAGAAAGGGAGGGGCTTCAGCCCCTCCCGTGTGGGTCACGCCGCTTTTTTGAGGTTGGCGAAATGCTCGGTGATCAGCCAGAGCGCGCTGTTGATCTTCACGTTCTGGTCGATGCCCTTCACCTCGCGGGTCCGGGTGATGCGCTGGGCGCCTTCGCGGCGGCCGGTGAGTCCGCCCCGGATCGCGTTCTCCTGCACGATGTTGAAGGTGGTCCACAGCTGGTTGCGGGTCTGGCGGTCCTCCCAGCGGCGCGTCGTGAGGAGCTGCTCCGGCTGGATCGGGGTCTGCTCCTCTTCCGTCTCGGCGACGCCGAAGCGGGCGACGTGGGCGGCCTGAGCGAGCAGAAGCTGCTCGTCGCGGTTGACGCCGATCTGGGCCCAGTCCTCCGCCTTCCCGAGAACCGTCTCGGCCGTCTGCAGCACCTTGAAGGTGCCGTCGATGACCTTCGACTGCACGTCGCCGGAGTGGCGCACCTTGACCGAGTCGACCTCACCGGCGTTGGCCACCAGCGAGTTCAGGCAGAGGATGCGGAACAGGCCAGCGTAGAGGTCGTAGGCGGCGGTGCCGTCGTTGGCGTTGCGCAGCAGGATCTCGAAAACCGAGTCGCCGGTGTGGAACTGGCGGCCACCGTTGATGTCGTCGAGGCGGCGCAGGCGAAGCAGGTGCTTGGTGAACTCGCGCTTGCTGGCATCGCGGGTGCGGGACTGCACGGCGCCGACGACGGCGAAGCCCTCGCGGCGCAGGCCGCGCAGCACTTCGATGGTCGGGATCGGCTGGAAGCGCTCGGAACGGCTCTCGTGCTTGTCGAGCGCGAAGACGGACGGGGCGGCGCGGTAAAGCTCGGCCTCGGTCAGCTCGCGGGCGGCGCCATCGAAACGGGCGGTGTTGGTGTAGACGCGGGCGTCGGCGATATTGCGGGTGATGGTGTTCATGGAAGCAGTCCTCTCGATGCTCGGGGTCACCGCGACCCCATTGATGTGATTTATATGCCGATATGGCATCTTTGTCTAGACAGAAAATGAAGGTGGGTAGAATTATTTTTTGGTTTTCGGGGTGGGGGATAGGGCGGCGCGGGCGCGGCGGTAGGTGCTGACGCGGCGCCCTTTCACATCCACCCAATGCGGGCACGCGCTGAACTCGAAGCCAATAGAGCCATCGCCGCCCGGTGCCGGATGCACGTCACCCCACGCCGAAGGAAACAGCCTCATCGCGCGGCGAGCGGTGGCAATTGTCTGCGCGGTTATCGGCATAGCGCCGTAGCCGTCCCACCCAAAATGGCAAAGCGTGTCGTATCCGGCTAGCAGATCACTCATGCTCGGGCTCCGGGGTGGGGGATAGGGCGGCGCGGGCGATCCGGCGAGGCCAGTCGGGATCGAGGTTGAGTTCCACGATGTCTTGCTCGGCTATCTCCCGCAGCGCCGCCTCAAGCGCCGCGATGCGGTCGGCGGATTCCAGCATGTCTGTCAGGGCGACGCCAAGCTCGTCCGAGCGGATTCCCCACATCTCGCGCCACCGCCGCAACCTCTTCGGAAGATCACTCACCCACCCTCCTCTTGCTCCCGCCCGGCGGCGTCTAGCATCGCGCGCGGTCGTGGCGACGACTGCCCCGGCGGGTATAGTTTCCACCCCGCCTCCTCCAGCGCGCGGA